TCTGTTCAGCAGCCAGAAGGTGTGCTTCAGCTCTGCACGCAGCTCCGGGGTGGAAAACGGAAACTTGTTCTGGGTGGTCATGGCATCCAGAAAGCGGTCTACCTCGGCATCGTGCTCAAAGCTGCCGCTGGGCTTTACCTTAAAGAACTCGTTCAGGTCAAAGGCAAATTCCTGCGTTTCGCCGTCGATCTCCACGCCCTGCTGAATTTCGTTCCGGATGATCTCGGACATCTGGTAGGTGTAGAGGTTGAGCATGGGGAGGTTTGCGTAGGGGTTCTGCTGCCCCGGTGCGCCCTGCCAGTTCCGCTTGGCTGCCTGCTCGTCGGCGTAGGTCCAGTTGAAGATGGCATCCCCTGCAAACTTATCGTTCGCCAGCGCCTTGAAGGGCGTGCCGGACAGGTGCAGCGTGAAGCGGCGGTGGATGCGGTCAAAGGCAAGGTCGGTCTTGTAGGTATCCACGCCCTCGTGGGCTTCGTCGATGACCAGCACATCCCAGTTCAGCTCGGTCAGGTGGCGCAGCTTGTCGTACTCGCCGCCGAAATATTTCGAGCCTTTCATATCCTGCAGGCTGACGAACTCAATGCGCTTATACAGTTCCTCGCCCTGCGCGGCGGCATCCAGATAGCCCTGCTCGTCCAGCACATGGGGCTGCCCGGCAAGGGCATCCACATGGCTGACGAAGAGATAGCCGGACTCCCTGCCCAGAAAGCGCACATAGTCGCTGTACCAGCTATTGGCAATGGCGGGGCGGTTGGTGACGATGAGTACCGTCTGTGCATCCACCTGCTTGCAGAAATCGTAGACGGAAAGGGTCTTGCCAAAGCGGGGCTTGGCGTTCCACAAAAACTCCCCGCCGGGGTGGCTCTGGTAATAGGCTTTGGTCTGCGCCACGGCCTCTGCCTGCTCCTTCCGCAGGGTGTAGGGGATGGCGGCATCCAGCTTTACCCGGCCCCGGTTCATGCGGAAATCCTGAAAATACCGCCGGGACTGCTCCCCATCCAGATGGAACCACTCGTTTTTGCGGTCGTTCTCCACCCGGAGCTTGCGGAGGTAGGCGTGGAAATCGTGGTCGGTGAACACCTCACCGCTGCCGTCATCGTAGACGGCATTGCCCCTCCACTCCTCGTGGAACAGCACATCGGCGGTGTGGGTCTGCTGTTTCAGGCGTTTGTCCACCGATTGCTCGGTGTAGCCGATCTTCGTCCAGCCGTTGTGCCGGGCAATTTCCGGGGTGGTATAGGCGTAGATCATGGGCACCACCTGCCGGGCAGTGCGCAGGGTTATGCCAGCCATTATGCCATCTCCTTTACATGGGTCTCGATAAATTCGATCTCGTCCGCAGTCAGGTCATACTTGCGGTAAAGCTGCCGGTCAATCTCTGCCACCGACTTGCTCCAATCGATGTCGGAATGGGCGGTAAAGTCTTGAAGGGGAACGTATTTCCATTTATCCGGTGTAATATCTTGTGTAGTTTTTAAAACACCCAATAATGCCCGTGCAAATTTTGTTTTTATGTATTTTAACGCTGCATCCATCTCATACTCGGAATCTAGGATACCAATGCTCAAAAAAGTTTCAGTCGAACCAACTCCAGGAGTTGCCGTGATGGGTGACGATATTACTTCTCCAAACGCACCTATTCCATTTGCTTTTGGAATGAACAGCTTGAATTTATCAAGGTTTTTCACCTTGTTGACATAATCCCTTCTCACATACTTATAGGAACGTTCATTGTTTGTTCGTCCTAAGATTCGGATATAATCGTTGCCATCCGTTGGCTTTACATCAAAAAATATTTGCGGCAATCTGTCAAATATATTTGTAGCCATGTCGTAAGCATGACCCTTGCTCAACTGTCCGATTGCCTCTGGATGATTCTCGTGCATTTTATCGGTCAATCTATATGCCGTTCTCGTCACTACAATGTTACTTAACGAAATAAAATCTGCCGTTTCCGTAACCTTATGAAGAATCACATTCAGTTTTGCATATTTAGTAAATACTCCGATTGCTCCGAAATTTGAACATCTATCCCTATACGAAACAACTACTCCGCCCTTAATGTCCGTATTCGGAAAAATTGAACTTGCATCAGTTTCATAGTGCAAAACCTTAAAGTGCGGGTCACTCAGCATTTTCTCATTCCATGCTTTCGGGGTAGAGCCAGCATTGAACAAAAACCGGGCAGGGTGAATCATTTCCACCTTATCCGCAATCTCATAAGACGCATCCAGAAATTTGTTATATACTGGGGGTGCAAATCCTTTGTTATCGCCAAGGGTTTCATCCTGATACGGCGGGTTTCCGATGACATAATCAAACTTCATGCTGGTACTCCCTTCCTGAATGGTTTCAAAGTTCTGGGTCGTTCCATGGCCGCCCTTGCGCCAGTTTTTCACTTTGCAGGATACCGTAGGCGGCTGCTCCTCCGCCGCCCCGAACATGGAAAAGAGGTCAAGCTGTTCCGCCTCCGGCTGGGGCTTGCCGCCGGGCACAGACAGGTGCAAGCCGTCCATCTGCCACAAGTTCCAACTGATGATTTTGGCGATGGCTTGCAGCTCCTCTTCTGTTGGCTTGCGCTGCCAGCGGGCTTGCAGATGCTCTGCATAGGTCAGCAGAAGGTTGACCCGTGCCAGCAACAAATTATCGCCCTGATACTCGTAGCCGTAGGTGGACTGCACCGCATGGGTGGCATATTTGCGCCACTCGTCCTCGGTGGCGGCGTTCTCGCTTACCACACGCAGCTTGCGGTCCAGAATGCCAATCCGCCGGGCTACCGGGATCATCTCGCCGGTGGCGGCATCGTACCGGGATGCCAGAAAGGGGGCTTCGCCGCAGGTCACCTCCAAGCGGCGGCTCTGCACATACTGCACCCATGCCGGAGTCCTGCCCTTGCACGCCGGGAACTGCACCGACGTTTCCACCGTCTGCCAGCCTTGGGGCAGCTCCACCGTGAACTGCCCGGCGATCTCTCCTGCCCCCAGCGCACCGAACCAGTCAGCATCCAGTGCGTTGTTCATCTTGTTGCAGACCCATGCGGGCGAGAATACTTCGCCCTTTTTGCGGGTGCGCTGCTGCTGGGTGTCGGTCTGCTTCATCATCCGGGGCAGCACCACCTCGTAGTGGGTCAGCCCGAGCTGCTGAGCGGTGATCTGGGATTTATCCGTCACCGGCTCGTACATTACCGTTTGCAGTTCTTCCGGCGGGTCGGTTGCCCAGATGATGTTTTTACCGGTGGAGCGGTCTTTTAAAAGCGTATCCAGCACCGCTTGTACTTCCGGTGCGTGAAAGTCGATCAGTTGTTCCAACGGGGATTTCCTCGCTTTGCCTTAGCGTTGCGGCGGAAGTAGTATCATTTCACTAGTTTCGCCCTATACTAGTATTATACTGCTACTTTTGTTCATGTCTAGCATATTTACACCACTTTTTATAGAAAGTAGTAGTGCCACATATACTAGTAGGTAAAGAAGGGTGGGAAAACTATGTTCGGGGAACGGCTGGCTGAACTTCGCAAGTTAAATGATGACACGCAGCAAATCCTTGCAGATAAGATTGGCTTTTCGGTCTGGGCTGTCCGTGCATGGGAGCAGGAAAAGAACTTGCCTCCTAGTGACGCGCTGCTTGCCATCTGCAAGCTCTACGGCACCTCCGCCGACTACCTGCTGGGTCTGACCGACATCGACCCCTCGGACGAAGCTCGCAAGCAGCGCCAGCGCCTGACCGAAGAAGAACAGAACGAGATGCACCGCTACGAAGAATATTTGCTCTGGAAACGCAAAAAATAAGCCGCCCAGCGAGACCGTAAGGTCGCTGGGCGGCTGTTCTTATACAAAAGTGCAAATGAATAGTTATGCAAAATGTCTAAAGTGAGAGTTTCATGTTGAATGAATGGCTTTTAAGAAGTATAATGAAGAAAAATTGAAAAAGCAATTCCACGAGGTACGATTTATAACACATCTAATGTGCTATCATATAGCAGGAAGGAAAAGTTATGCAAGAAGTATCAGTAAATAGTACTACTATCAAAATTTTCCCTAGTCGGAGAAGTAGACAAGCTCTTTTGTGGAAAGATGAAGTTGAAGACCATGCGAATCTGCTTGATCTCTTAAAAGACAGATTTACTACGCAACTGGAGTACGATGCTAATGCCCAACGTTTTGGAGAGGGAACAGCAGCAGATACCAATGCACAGGAAGCACAGGAGAATTTATCCCATTCTTCTACTAATTCTAAAAAAGCAAAGATTGTTCCATTTAATGGAGGGTTTCATAAGGGAGAATACGTTGTCTATGGTATTGAAAAAAATGGTGAGATAGAACGATATCAATATATTTTCTTTACGATTACCTATGGAGAAAATGGAATGCGAGCCGAACTTCATCAGCCAACAGGTGATGTCCAAATTCATCCCGAGGATGTTTTGAGCCAACGATTCCATGTATTTATAGCATTTGTAAGCCATGATGATACAACAACTGCTGTTATGCTAACTGAGGCTTTGGGACGCAGAAGTGTAGCCGACGTGATGAGAAAGTGGCTAAAAAAAATCCTGAAGTATATCGATGGAAAACAATATACGGTTGATGCTGTTGAAACGCCTGACTCGGAAGCGCTTAGGGTGTTTATTGAAAATAGCCACTGGGAGGAAGTTCGAATATCTCGAAAAACTGTTCCTAATGAGAATGGACAACTTCCAGAATATGTCGAAGAAACAAGATCTTTCAAATTTTCTAAAAATGGAGTTCAAGACACTATCCGAATGATCAAAGATGTTCTCCATCGTGCATTTCCTCAAGAAACTGCAGATGTAGAGCGTTCTCCGGAGATTGATGAATTTGATCCTGAAAAAATTCAGTTCAAAGTGAAAGGCGTTCGTGGCAGTCGAATTTTTACGGTTGATAAACTGTTTTCTGGTGGTATTAGAGAAGTATTGGATAATTCTGTTATAGGAGCCGATGGATATACTTCGGACACAAAAATGCTGGAACAATTCAAACGTATTTTTGAAGAGCATCATATGCCGCAGTAATATGCGAATTAGATAATTTGGATTATAGGGAGGTGATAATGTTGCTTAGAAATTTCTTCTCGAATATTGATGAATCAACAATATGGTTTACAGTTTTGATCGTTATTATGGTAATTCATGCTATTTGGGGCCATTCAAAAACACTATTGCCAAAGCTATTGCATATACGAGGGATTGTTACAGGATATAAACTGGTCTTTCCCAATATATGGGATTTGATATACTTGATGGCTCTGGTCACAATCGTCACAAGAATAACCATATTAAAAGTTCCGTCCGCATCGGATGTGACCCAGGAATATACTCAAGTAGGTGTTATAGTAACGCTTCTGGTCGCTGCTATGATGGACATTATGTCAATGTCCATTGGAAGAGGGGAAAATCTCCAGTCGGCCAAGGATAAAGACCAGACTTATGAAGGAAAACTCAAAATTATAACAGATATTGTACGAATTGGTTTATTTGAAGTTTTAATTGGATTTATTGATTTAATCCTTATTTTCTTGATTGAATCCATGAATGGTTTGGTTTTGAAAGTTCTCAGAGCAATGATTTATTGGATTTTTTATTTGTTCTCGTTTAATATTCTTGCTATAATGCATAAACTGTACTTGCTCTATTCTGAATACTACAAAAACAACAATTGATTTCTAGCAATCTGATTTTTCACGGCATTAATAGCAAAACTCCCACGATTTGCAAGCGTCTATCCGTCTGCAAATCGTGGGAGCTCTCTTTATACCATCTTAAAATACTTCAACGCTTCCACAATCGCATCCTCTTTTTCCTTCAGACACTTGGGTTGTTTGGCATTTTAGGATTTTGGCTTATTGTATCCCTACCTTTGTTTTTCGTCAACGATAAAGCCGCTGACAGTCTGCCGCTTGCAGAATCCATCAGTGGGTTTCATGAGTCTTCAAATCCCCTAGACGCAAAAAATCGGCACCTGCTTTTATGGCAGATGCCGATTTTGTTACCCTATAGTGCGCTTTGATTTTTGGCGTAAGTGGCGTAAGTTTGGCGTAAATCCGCTTTTGCGCGCTCCAAAAATCAAGGATTCATGCGGTTTTTGGGCTGTTATTAGTACATGCCGCCCATACCGCCCATGTCACCGCCTGCAGCAGCGGGTGCAGCAGGGGGTTCCGGCAGATCAGCGACCAGGCTTTCGGTGGTCAGCACCATCTCAGCGACGGAGGCTGCGTTCTCCAGAGCGGAACGGGTGACCTTGGTGGGGTCAACGATGCCAGCAGCGATCATATCGTCCACAAAGACCTCGTTCTGAGCATCAAAGCCGTAGTTGGGCTTGTTGGCAGAGATGATCTTGTCGATGATGACACTGCCTTCCAGACCGGCATTCTTAGCGATCTGGCGCAGAGGAGCTTCCAGAGCCTTCAGAACGATCTTGGCACCGGTGCGCTCGTCGCCTTCCAGCGTGTCGCACAGCTCGCGCACAGCGGGGATCGCATTGATAGGAGCAGTGCCGCCGCCGGCAACAACACCTTCCTGAACAGCAGCCTTGGTTGCGTTCAGAGCATCCTCGATGCGCAGCTTCTTGTCCTTCATCTCAACTTCGGTAGCAGCGCCGACCTTGATGACGGCCACGCCGCCAGCCAGCTTTGCCAGACGCTCCTGCAGCTTTTCACGGTCGAAATCGCTGGTAGCGGCCTCGATCTGGCTGCGGATCTGAGCGATGCGGGCTGCGATGGCATCCTTATCGCCTGCACCGCCAACGATGGTGGTGTTCTCCTTGGAGACCTTCACCTGACGGGCATGGCCCAGCATCTGGACGGTAGCATCCTTCAGCTCATAGCCCAGATCGGAGGAGATCACGGTGCCGCCGGTCAGGGTTGCGATATCCTGCAGCATTTCCTTGCGGCGGTCGCCAAAGCCGGGAGCCTTGACGGCGCAAACGTTCAGGGTGCCGCGCAGGCGGTTGACGATCAGAGTGGACAGAGCCTCGCCCTCAATGTCCTCAGCCACGATCAGCAGTTTCAGACCGTTCTGCATCACCTGCTCCAGCAGAGGGACCAGATCCTGAATCACGCTGATCTTCTTATCGGTGATCAGGATAGCGGCGTTGTCCAGATCAGCCACCATCTTGTCGGTATCGGTGACCATATACGGGGTGAGGTAGCCGCGGTCGAACTGCATGCCTTCCACGATCTCGTTGTAGGTCTCAGCGGTGGTCTTGTTCTCCTCAATGGTGATAACACCATCGGAGGTGACCTTCTCCATAGCCTCGGCGATCAGACGGCCGATCTCGGGGTCGCCTGCAGAAATAGTGCCGACGCGGGCGATATCGTTGCTGTCCTTCACCTTCTGGCTGTGAGCCTTGATGGTCTCAACAGCCTTGGCAACAGCCTTGCTCATGCCGCGGCGGATATCCATGGGGTTTGCACCGGCGGTGACATTCTTCATGCCCTCGGTGACCATGGCCTGTGCCAGAACGGTTGCGGTGGTGGTGCCGTCGCCTGCTGCGTCGTTGGTCTTGGTAGCGACTTCACGCACCAGCTGTGCGCCCATGTTCTCGAACTCGTCCTTCAGCTCGATCTCCTTGGCAATGGTCACGCCATCGTTGGTGATGACCGGTGCACCGAACTTTTTGCCCAGCACCACATTGCGGCCCTTGGGGCCCAGGGTGATCTTAACGGTGTTTGCCAGGGTATCGATACCGGCACACAGTGCCTTGCGGGCATCCTCGCCCTGCTTGATCTGCTTAGCCATAATCAAATCGCTCCTTTAAAGCTCAATTTTCAAATATCAGAGGGGAAACCGCTCAGTCCTCAACGACTGCCAGGATATCGCCCTGACGGACGATGGTGCACTCTTCGCCGTCCACCTTGACCTCGGTACCGGAGTACTTGCTGGTGAGGACCTTGTCGCCGACCTTCACAGTCATCTTGACTTCCTTGCCGTCCACAACGCCGCCGGGGCCGACAGCGATGACCTCAGCCACCTGGGGCTTTTCCTTAGCACTGCCGGTCAGGATCAGACCGCCCTTGGTGGTCTCCTCAACCTCAACAGCCTTAATGACAACACGGTCTGCAAGAGGAATGATCTTCATAGTTCTTGCCCTCCTATAGTAAAAATATAATTTAAAACTTTGCTGTGTCCAAAGGGCCTCATGTCGGCTCTTTGGTTCTTTAGCACTCCGTTTCTCTGAGTGCTAAGTGTATTGTACTCATCTTGACCCGAAAAATCAAGACCTTTTTTGCTTCTTTTTGTTAAGATTTTGTGACCTTCCATTTCATTATCGTACCTACGTAATATTCATTCAAAAATGTACGAATAATGTACGTTCCGTCAACTTCTTACCCCGCTTTAGCACTCCACTCATGCTAAAAATAAAAGTCCCTGTAACTTTCGCTCACAGCTCCCACTCAGAGCCATAAACGATCGTTGCAGGGGCTTTCTTCATCTTACCGGTCACTCCATTTTGAATTTTCGGCAGTTCCTGCCTTCGGTGAGTGCCAGATGAACTATTTTCAGGCAGTGTAGAAGAAACATTCAGCGTTGGATACGTGTGTGGATCACGTTTTCCGCTCCTGCCCTGCCCAAAATATCATTTTTACTTCCCGCTCTTTGCCTTCAGGCGGTCGTACTCCTTGTCGGCCGCAATGGCTTCCTTCGTAAAGGAGTTGTTCTTCCACCATGCGACAAGTGCCGCAATGGTCGTGATGCCAGCCGTCACCAACTGCTCCACAGTGGTGCTCTCGATGGGCAGAGGGCTCTTGCCCATGGCGCTCAGCATCTGGTTGGTCAGAGCCAGCAGCAGAACGGCGGTACGTGCAATGGTGCCTGCAGTAATGTTGAAATTCATACGTTGCTCCTTTCGTGTTCATATTCATGTACTTCGATGTCGGACATTCTGTGGTTCAACACCTGAATGTCTCTCTGGATGACCGGGATCTTCTCCGCAAAACCGTTGTGCTTGCGGACTTCCCGGGTCAGCTCCTCAATTTTGTATTCCATCACGGCATTGGAACGCGAGTTTGCGATCAGTACGCCGATCAGGGTCACAACACCGCTGAGGATGGCGGCAATGATGCTTTCCATCGGCGCTCACCCCTTCCAGCGGCTCTTGGCTTTGCGCACGTCCACATGCACCCAGCCGTTGGTGCGTCCCAGACCGGGCGGGTAAATGCCGCAGCCACCGGCGTTGCCCAGCAGTTTGTCCGCGTAGGCATACACCCGCTCCACGCTGATGCCCTGCACCCGAATGTCTGCCGCCTTGCCGTACAGATGCTGGCTGAACTTTGCGGCATTCTTCTGCTTTGCGTTCCAGTTCGCCGTGCGGAACCCGCTGGTGATCGTCACCGGCTTGCCAAAGTGCGTCCGGATCTTCTCCAGCACCTCCACAAGCGCCGTGTCAATGAACACCGGGTCGCTGCCGTCACGGCAGTAGAACTCGCGCACCTTGAAATGCTCCGAGAGCTTTTCGTTTCCATTTTTCAAAATGGAGTACGCTTCCAAACTCAAATATCATCCTTCCTTTCATCTTCCAAGCCGGAATGCTCCTTCTACCCGTTTCAGCGGCTTTACCTCCACAGGCAGGGTATCTGCACACAGCATCGCCGCCACCGGCTTTGCTGCAGCATGCGCTGTGATCCTGATATTTCCCGTCACCGATGCCATTTTGATTTGTGCACTCGCGTTGTCCTCTGCCATGACAACACAACTTCCGGTCACATCCGTGCCGCCCATCTCTACGGTCAGTTCCAGCATTTCTTTCTCGCTGTCGCCTACGTTGAACACATTTTGGTAACTCATGCCGGCAACGATGCTCCCCACCGGGTTCGTCTCGCTCACGCCGTCCAGTGCCCGCTCAATGGTAAAGCTCTCGTAAGTGCCTACCGTCACGGCGCACTCGGCTTTCACGCCGCCGCACTCTGCCGTCACCACCGCTGTGCCTTTCCGCAGGGCCAGAATGGTCCCATTTTGAGTAATTTTCACCACGTCCCGCGGTTTCGCGGTCACGTTCATCTTGCGGTAGAACGTATTCGTCGGCCCAACGCCCACCAACAGCTGGTACTCCATGCCTCTGTTCAGCTTCAGGTCGTATACGTTCAGCGCCACGGCTTCCACCTTCAGGGTGTACATGGTCGGGTGCAAGTTGTACTCCAGCGTGATCTTCGAGTGCCCCTTGTCGCTTTTGAACTGGTCCACCCACAAGAGACCCGAATAATAATGGCTGGGATTGTCCTCCAGCGCAAACCGCACCCGCTGTCCCTTCAAGGTCTCGCAGATGGTCGTGTACGCGGTCTCCCAGTCCCAGCCAGCATAGTCGTTTTCGAGGTAGAACTCAATTTTTCCGGTACGGTCATCGTAGGTGGGACGGTTTGCAGGGGTACGGCTGTAGTCCAGTGCGCCGTCTCTGCCCGGCACAGTCACGAATTTCGTCCGCTCAATGGGTGGTGCGATCACCGGCCGCGAGGAAGGGATCAGCTTCCAGTCGTCCCAGGTGTCAATGTAGTTGTCGCCTACATTTATAATAAGAGAATGGTACATTGATCCTCCTCACTTGCTGATGTAGCCAATGGTGGACTGGATCGCGTTCCACGCCTTGCCCGCCGTCGCAAAGTTACCTGCCTGCAAAGACGAAAGCTTTGCCGTGGTTGCACCAAAGGTAAAGTCTTTCTGATCCAGCTCATGCAGCGGGATCACTTCCTTCGTGCAGGGCAGCCAGTCATCGATACTGTGCGGTTCCGCGAGCACGTACGTCTCCTTCATAAAGTCCAGCCGGTCGGTGTCCACGCCAATATCACACAGGTCTGCAGCGTTGATCTGCACACTTCCGGTGAAACCGCTGTACTTTTTCAGCTCGTCCGTGGCCTTCTTCAAAAGGCTGTCTCCCGTGGAATCGGTTCCTTCCACCACAAGGACGCGCTGGCACAGGCCGTACTTCTTGATGGATTCTCCGTTGTACGCTTCCCGCGAGATGGGGTTCGTGGTCTCCCAGAAGAACCATCCGCTCTTGTACCAACCATATGCCTTCACCGAGTTCACGATGTCCCCGGCCTTGATGTAGTACGAAATGTCCAGCAGGTTCTTTCCAAGCTCGATCACCTGATCAGTCTTGTCGTTCAGTTTTGCCAAATAGTCCAGATATCTTGTGTAAACGCGCACGCCGTCCACCATTTTGATTTCTTTGCGCAGGCGCAGATATCCGCCGTACTTTCCGGTCAGGCTGTTCGTCAGTACGCTCCAACAGTCGCTGATGGCCTTGGTCTCCTTGTCCGTGTCGCTTTCCGGCTTTTCCACGGTCACGTTTCCGGGCAGGAACACCTTGCCTTCGCCCTTGAAGCCGATGTGTTCTTCCGGGTCGTCCTCCACGGTCAGCGCCAGTGCCAGCAGTTCGGGTGCCGTGTAGAACTTGTTCTCCACCTGACAGTCTCTGTCCTGCAAGTATCCAAACTCGCTCTCGCAGGTCACTTCCATGTCCAGCTCAAAGTTCTTTTCCGTTTCAGTGATGTAGCCCATAAAGATCTCGCGGCCGTCCTCTTCTATGCTGACTACCGGCTTTTTCAGCTCCAGCTTGTTGTAGAACGGGTTCGAGACGGGCACTGTAAAGGTAAACAAGCTGATCGCGTTGGCTTCCAGTGTCACTTCCGGGTCAAGGATCACCGGCGCATTCTCGTTGAACGGGTCGTCCAGAATGTTTCGCTCTGTCCAGTAGTAGCTCTGTCCGTCCGCCGTGCCTTTGATCCGCCCGATGTACACCACGTACCCGGATGAACGGATGCGGTTCACCTTGCAGCTTTTCCGGTTGGTGGTCCGGCCGTCGCTGGCTTCTACCGTCAGGGTATAGTCGGTGTTCCAGTCAAAGCTTTCCAGCTCTTTCTGTGATATTTCAAACCGGTATACTCCATTTTGAATTGCCGTAAACGTCCTGTGCACTTCGCCGTTCAGCTTTTCGGTCACGGTAATGGTGTTGCCATCTGCATCATAAACGCGGTACGGCAGCCCGAACTTTCCCCACCGCCCAAATACGCCGTTCATGCCAAAGTAGTTGCTCTGGATCTCCGGTCCGCTGTTGGCTGTCAGACATCCATTGTCGTCCACCGTGGCGTTCTCGTCCACGCAGAAACATACGAGAATATTCGGGCTGGAAACTCCCCACTGTCCCGTTGTCGTATCCCAGTAGGTGTTAATGTACCCCGGGTCGCCGGGGTCGGCACCTCTGCCGTGCTTCACGTAAAGGCTCAGCGCCTCTCCGCGGGTGTTATCGCCATCCTCGTAGTTTTTGGTGCTTCGCGTGCTGAACACATACGTCCACAGGTCGTAGATGTTGCTTCCTTCGGTAATATCCGCCCTGCCGCCGCTCAGACTATCCTCAAAAAATCTTCGGATTCCCGTAAACAGCGCCGTATCTCCGCTGAAGTCTACTACCCTTGGCACAAAGAACCGCTGTTCTTCCAGCGTACCGCTCTCACTTGAACCATAATCATACCGGATCGTCACCGGCACGATAGTCTTCAGCGTGTCCTCACTCAGCCGTGCTGCGTAGGTGTTTTCCAGCCAGTTGCGCAGGGTCGGCTCGTTCTTCCACGAAACATCTTTATCGTTGTTGCCCCACTGCACTGCGTCTTTCAGCAAGGTGGTGCGCATCAGCATGGTCTTGCCCTTGCCGTTCAGGTCTTTTTCGTAGTTGTGCTGGGCCACCACAAACTCTGCTGCAACGCCGTCCTCGTACACTTTCAGGGTATCACCGGGGTTCAGTTCTTTGATGATCGCCATTTTCTCACTTCACTTTCGCTGCAGTCAGCCGGCCCATCCGGTCGTCGATGTAGCCAATGGCCTTTCTGCCGTTGATGGTCACGCTCATGCCCTTGATGCTCTCGGCCACGCCGTCCATGTGCCCGGCCAGTGCGTTTATAGCACGTAGAGTGTCCTCATTTCCGGCGCTCTTCAGTCCATTTTGAAGCTGCACTTCGGCATCGATCTTGTTTGCAAGATTCCGGCTCACGTCTCCATCAAGGCTCAGCGATTTTGTCGCCGCAAAGGCATTGTCGATCTCGTCCGCACCTTCCAGCACGTTGGTCAGGTCCACCACGGGCACGATCTGGGGCGTGTACTCGTAGTCGTCGCCCATCACCTTGCTGATGGTCCCAAGCGAGCCCTTCGCAATGTCCATGGCGTTCTCGGTCATGTCGCTCACGGCATCGTCCACAATGGGCGCATCTTCCTTCACGCCATCACTGATGCCCTTGTCGATCTCCGAGCCAACGTCCTTTGCGCCGGTGGCCTTTTCCTTCTTCCGGCTGCTGATAAACCACGCAATACCGCCGATCAGTGCCGCGATGGCTGCAATAATGCCAACCACAATCAGCAGTTCTGGCAGCACCGCCAGTATGGAAGCGCCCAACCCGCCCAGTGCTTCGCCAATGCCGCCAACTGCCATTCCTGCACCGGTTCCTGTCGTTCCCAGTTGTCCCAGCATGGGCAGCAGTCCACTCAGGGAATTGCCAACATTTGCCGCGGCTGTCCCGATGTTGGCAAGCTTTCCCGCAAGGTCTCCATTTTGAATTCCAGAAAACAGCTTCAGCAGCATGTCTCCTGCCCCGCCGGTCAGCTTCTTTCCAGTTTCCGTAAACAGCAGATCGATCAGTCCCGTTGCCGCCGAAATGATGGCACCGGCATAGTCTCCCTGCATGGCAGATGCAATGGCCGAGACGAATTCCGTCCCGATCTCCATGCCTTCCTCGCTGAATGCCGCCTTGAATACGGTGCTCAGGGTGTTTGTCATCTCCTCGCCCATGGCTCCGGAGACCTTCGTCCACACCTCGCTGCACGCATTGCTGATGGGCACCCAGTTCTTCTGGATGGCATTGGCAAGCTTTACCACCGCGCTTTTGGCGCTGTCCTCAAGGCCCATGGCATCTGCCAGTGCCCCTGCAAAGCTCACCATAGAACTGCGGGAGGAGAGCAGCTGGTCCTTCAGGTCGTTCACGTCGTCTTTGCTCAGCGGATTGCCATTCAGGTCTTTGCCGTCCGCCAGCTGCTGCTGGATGAGCCGGGTCTTTTCCAGCTCGGCATTCATGTTCTGCAGCGCTTCCACTGTGCCCAGAATGCTGGTCGTGATGCCCTGATACTTCGCTTTTCTTGCCTCAGCGCTGTTTTCGCCGTACTGCTCCACCGCCTGCTTGTAGGCGTCCTCACGGTCTTTCAGGCTGCCGTCGCCGTAGATGCTCGTCAGCAGGTCCATCCGACTCTGCATCCGGCTCTGTTCGTCCTTGATGATGGAAAGCTGCGCATCCAGCTTGTTAAGCGACTGCTTTGCAATGTCATTTTGAAGCTGCAGGCTCTCGGTCTGTGCATCCAGATAGTCGTTCCAGGCTTCCTTTGTGCGCAGGTCGCTTTCGCCGTATTCCTTCCGCAGGGTCTCCCACTGCTCTTTCGCCTTGGCTTCTTTTTTCTGCTTCAGCTCCAGTTCGTCCTTCTGGTACTCAGTCTCCCGATCGATCTTGTCCAGCTTTGAGGCAGTGTTGCTGTTCTGGGCCGTCCAGAGGTTGTACTCTTTTTCCAGTGTACCAAGGTCGGTGTCATACCGCTTCGTGATGTCTTCAAACAGGCCGGTGTACTGGTCTGCCTGCAATTTCGCAAGGCTGGTCTTTTCGCTCAGCAAGCTGGCGTAGGCTTCCTTGGTCTCGGTCTTGTCCGCGCCCCAGCGCTTCAGCATTTCGTCGTATTTTGCCTGTGCAATGGCCACCCGGTCGGTCTGGTTCGCAATTTCTGCCGCCGCGTTCTCCATCTTCTTGCTGAGTAAGGTGTCCTCGTCCGCGCTGTACTGGTTTTCCACCTGCCACAGCTCGTACTCGCTGTCCAGTGCTTCCCGTGCCGCCTTGTTTGCTTCCAGCTTCGGCTTGTACTTTTCCTCGATCTGCTGGGCCACGGTCTTCTTCGTGCCGGAGCCGGAGGATTTTTTGGTCTTGCCAGTGGTTGTACCGCCAGAACCGGTGGGGCTCGTATCTCCAGACCCAAAAAGTGTTCCAAGAATATCTTCCGCAGCATCATCTGCCACGGTATTCGGAGTCACATTCCGGTACTTGCTGATCTCTTTTTCGTACCACTCGTCAAACCAGTCGTCTTTGGAACCAGTTCGGACGTTCTTCGCCGCGCTCAGTCCGTTATAGAAACTGCTGGCTGCATCGCTGCCTTTGTTGAACATCCAACTGTTCAAACCATCAAACGTACCGGAAAGTCCAGATTTTACATTTTCACCAAATACCTTGGTTCCAGCATTCAGCTTCGCAATAGATGCTGTTCCATTCAGTCCATTTATAAGACCCGGTGCAAACCACTGGCCGAGCTCCCTCATCCAGGTCGAAGGCGAATTGATTCCAAACGCATTCCGAAAGAAATCCTTCACCTTATTGCACAGAGTCTGAACACCGTTGTTTGCAATCTGCACTGAAGCTCCAGTATTCAGGCCATTAGCAAGTCCCTGAGACATATATTCTCCGATTTTGCCAAAGAAGCCCGAAATCGTGCCAAGCAAGCCGCCAAACAGGTTTATCGGATTGAGATGTTCCGAAAGCCATGCAACAATATTTCCCAGCAGTTCACTCAGTGCACCTTTGATGCCGCCTCCCTCACCGCCACCATCCCATGCCCATGCGATCAAATCGATAATGGTCTGAATCACTACAGTGCCCAGCGTAAACAAAGCCTGTCCAATAGGCTCACTGCACTGTACGATAACATTGCAAATGGCCACGATGAGCTGAGCAAGTGCATTGCCGATTGCAGGAACGGCCTGTGCAATTGCGTTGCATACCGCTACAATAATTTCAGCGATTGCAATAGCAATGCTTCCAGCTGCTGTTCCAAGCCCTGCAATTACTCCAGCGATAAAAACGCCAATTGCAGAGCCAAGCGTTCCAAGTGCCACGACAAGTGCTTCCATCCGAAGAGGCATTAGGCTTACTGCTGCCATCGTTCCAAGCAGCAATGCAAAGCTTCCTGCCAGCAAACTCAGAGCTGCAGAAACAGCAATGACGATTGGACCTGCAAGCGACATTGTTCCAACAGCAATCGCGAAAATGCCAAGTGCCCCACCAACTGCGAGTAATCCATGCCCGATCTCTTCAAGTGACATTTCGCCAAGAGATTTCAGCGGAGAAACGAGAGCATTCAACACAACCGACATGATAAGGAACGAAGTTGCACTGCCAAGAGAGCCTTTTACAAGAGTCAGTGCGACGCCCATTTCAATCAGTCCGCCTGCCATTGCTGCCAGTGCCACGCCGATCTGACCGAGCGTCATGCCACCGAGGTTTGCCAGAGCATTGGATAGAATCAGCAGCCCTCCGGACAAAATAGTTAAGGCAGTTGCTGTAGAAATCACATGTTCTGCCAAGTTGGACAACATGTTGAAAACCGCAATTTCGCCAAGAATCGCACCCAGTGCACCAAGTCCATTCTGGAGTTCATCTGCCGACATCTTGCTGAATGCCGACACTGATTTTTCCAACACACTCAGTGCTGCTGCCAAGACCAAAATTCCCACTGCTTTTCCTGCCGTCAGTCCGCCAAAATTACTCAGCCCCGAAAACGCAGCAACTTCCGCCAGCAGTCCTGCTACGGCAATAAGACCCTTCTCAATTCCATCCCAGCCAAGGTCAGCCAACTGTTCTACTGCTTCTGCAAGGACACGAACTGCCGCAGCCATTGCAAGCATACCCATGGCATGCTTAGCACCATCTTTTGCCCATTTTGAAATTGCAACTTGTGCGGCAACCAATTCTGCCATCACCGTGCCCAATGCGATAACTGAAGTCAGAAGCTTTCCGGTTTCAATTTCAGAAATCTTCTTCAGCGCAGACGTAAGGATTAGAACACCTGCTGCCATAACGACCATTGAACTGGTGCCTTTGCCAACTTTTTTGGCTTTTTTCGCAATTTCGTCATAAATTGCAAGCGCCACAAGCAGTTCAGCGAACAGCGCAATCATAGCTCCCGTAGATGCAGCCAACCGTTCTGGCTTCACCAGCGAAAGCACAACAAGTGACCCCGCAAGAATTGCCACAGCGGTCGAAATCGTCTTGAGCGTTTCTGCGTTCTTGTTGTTTTTCCATGCAGTGACAGCTTCTCCTAACTTGTTAAGAAGTTCTGCCACACCCCCGATTGTGTCTTTAACCGTAGAGCCGATATCTTTAAAGGCTTCCAGAAAGCCCTTAATGCCTGCAATGAGCCCGGCAATCATTCCAGCATTCGCAAAGCCCCAAAGTGCGTTGCCATTCAGATTACCAAAAGCACCGGATGCACCGCTGCCCAGTTCTTCAAAAATCTCCCCGATTTTATCAGCAAGCCATTTCAGCTTTGGTGTAATGAAAGAAATAAAATTTTCAAACCACTCACCAAGGGTCTTTAACGGGTCGAACACGACAGAGACGTTATTCGATACATCAGTCAGTACCCCTGCAAAGGTCTGCATCCCTTCAGACACCTTTCCGACAATCCAGTGAATACCATCCAGTGTCGTCTTAAACGCCTTAGAGTTATTGACCGCATTGGCCATCTCAACCAAGCAATCGCCCAATGACGCTGTAATACTTAAAAAGCCGCCAGCAAGTGGAGATACAGCATTGAATACCTCCCCCAGAACCTTACCAACGGTTAAAAGCACATTTTTCCCAACATTCAGCACAGCAAAAATACCACTGAATGTTCGTTCGATTTTATCGGCTGTCTCGTCACTGATGCTGAGCTTTGCAGTAAACTCGTCAATTGACTTTGCGATGTTGTAGATCTGATCGGCCGTGATGGGCGAGAATATCTTCTGCCAGGCACGTGCTACCGGCTCCACAACTTTTTCAAGTGCCTCAAAAACATTCCAAATGGACTCGATAAGATGCTCCCGACCGGAGAGCTCACCGATTTTCTTGGAGTAAATATCAAGATTCAGGCTGCCGTCTGCGACCTGCTGATTAACTTCCTCAAAGCTCTTTGCCAGAGACCTCACCTGAGCAGGATCGAGTTTTTTGGCTTTTAAAGCATCGTCACTCAAAGCTCCCAGTGCTGAAAGCTGCTTGTACGATTCTTTCAACCCATTTTGAAGCTGCTCAGCGGAAACACCTCCCTGCTGCAAAGCCTTGGCAAAACTTCCGGCATCATCAATCTGTTTTTGACTGATTGAACCATTTGCAAGCATGACCTTTTCCAGCATCTGACTATAAAAGTCAGCACTGTCGCCCAGTGTGGTTCTCAACTGCTGCCAACCGGTATTCAGGCCTCCGGCCAACATGGTATTACGGGCTTCAGACGATTTGTTTATAAGATCTGAAAAGACGTCACTGAATCTTGTGAAAAGCTCTTTCGCCTCTTCAAAGTCACCAATAATCGTTTGCCAAGTCTGAGTCCATCCAGACTGCAGCGCTTCGGTCAAAGTATCTTTCAGCTGACTGAACGTTTTGACTTTTGTTGCAGCGTCATTTGCAGTCTTGCCCATCTCCATGATTTTCTTGATCTGCTCATCGGTGTATCCAATGGACTTCAAGGTTTCCTCATTGAGATCGCCAGTGAACTTCTGAAGAGTTTCAGTCAGAATAGACGAAGTCAGCCATCCCTTGGATAAGGTCTCACGGAAGGAACCTTCCTTTTTTATCATGCTATCAATGGCAATACCATGCACACGAGCGGTTTCTTTCAAGGCATCTTGAAACACCTGACCGCCCATACCAGCATTGACTACGGAGTTCCAATCCTGTAATTTCACAGTACCGGATGCGAGTGCCTGTGAGAGCTGATACATGGCTGTACTAGCCTGCTGGCTGGTCGAGCCAGATACAGCTGCAAGGTTTGCAATACCCTTAATAGCTGAAACGGAAGTATTCAAATCAACGCCTGCCGCTGTAAACGTACCAATGTTACGGGTCATTTCCGTAAAATTGTAAATCGTCAGGTCGGCATAGTGATTCAGCTCATCCAGTGCAGCATTGACTTGGCCCAACGTAGTGCCTTTGCTTGATGTATTGGCCAGAATCGTCTGAACTGCATTGATCTGCGTTTCATACTCCTGAAAGCCACTGATAATAGGATCAAGCGATAATGCTTTGACAAGCCGTTCACCAGCATCAACTGCCTGATTTGTAATCCGCATCAGCGCAGTTACGCCAATCACCTCGACAGCCGAGAATTTTTGGCTCAGATTATCCAGAGCATTCAGCAAAGCATTGAATTTTACCTTTTCTGATGCATCTGAGACTTTCTCAAAGCCTTTTTCCGCTCCTTTGAACATCAGTTTTTCGTTGAGTGCCGTCAAGCTTCGCATTGTCTGCTGAACTTTGTTTTCAAACAATGCGTTGTTGAACCGCATCTCTACGACGCGTTCATCTATTTCTTTACTCAAAGATTTCGCACCTCCTTCCACAATTCATCGGCCAGAGCAGAAAAAATCGGAGCCAAGGCAGGGTTAATATAATCCACTCCCTGCACATAGGCCCCGTTTCTCGTCCCGTGCCCGTATTGTAAGATCACCGCAATAGGCACTCCGTCCACAATGTTGCTGTTCTTCCAGCACAGCGTGGCCCCGCTCTTGTCCATTTTGATTTCGTAGCTCCAGCTTGCCGCTGTCTTTCCGGTGGCTTTCGGGGTAGCGTCTGCAAGCCGTTCTGCACCCAGCTTGCCGTATTTTTCCAAAATTGGCCGCACACTCCAGCTCTTGATGTGGCTGAAAAAGGTCAGGCTTTTCTTAAAGTCGCCTTTCTGCCGGATCTCAATTACCTTGCTCAAAAGCTCTTACCCCCTCGAGTGAAACTTCGCCCTGCGCTGTGCGTTCAGCGCCCGGATGTGCGCCGCCTGCTCGTGTCTGCCCATCTTCTCGGGCGGCAGGTTCTCTTCCCCGCAGGCCCGGATCAGCGCCAAAAGCCGGTTCAGGTGCCACTTTTCGCACTCGAACGGGATGCCGTAGCTTGCCATGGCGGCGTAAAACAGGTCTGCCGTCTGGTAGCGTGCGCGCTTCTTGCCGCCTTTGCGGTCTTTAAAGGTCGCGGCCGTCATCGGGTCGCTCATATATCGTTGAATGGCCAGCCAGTCTTCCCGCCGCAGTCTTGTGTATACGGTCGGGTCCACACCCTTTGTCAGGGTCATGCATCGGACGAAATCAAGCGTTTCTTCGCGTGTTTTCTTCACGTTTTCGTCCAAGTACGGCTTGTGCCATTTGCTTTCCCATTTAGACAGGGAGAGCAGGCTGTATTCCAACCTCAAAGTTACCGGCTCGTCGTATACGAACATGTTTGTTCGCTCATCCCAGCGTTCTTCGCCGGGAATATGCAATTCCAGCATTCTTTCACTCCCCCTGTGCTCTTAAATGCGTGTCTTTTCCAAGGCAAAAAAATAAAAGGATGGCCGTTTTTTACGCGGTCATCCCTAGCCGCCGAAGCGGCAAAATATCAGAGCTTATCAGCCCTGTACCGGTGCCACGCTCAGTGCAGGCGCAGCGCTTGCGGTTGCGGCCATCTCCATAGCCGGGTTCTGATTGCACAGGTCAGCAGGCATCAGACCATTGATGAAATCTGCCGCCTTCTGCGCATCGGACATCAGCTCCATGTAGATTGCGCTGAAAGCCGGGCTTGCCTCGAACTCTGCACGAATGGCATCATTCTTGAGGAACAGACGGCCATCGTCGCTCTTCTTGCCGTAGGTCATCAGCAGAACGTCCTTGAACAGCTTCATCAGAGCAGTCTGGTCATTGGCTGCCATAATGCGCTGGATGTAGCCCCTCATACCACCTTCTACGCTCATCTGCATCTCCGTCAGCTCGGCCATGGACAGATTGAAGTAGAAGTCCTCGGTGCGCTGGTTACCGTCATAGTCGGTATAGGAAATGGTCTTTTTCAGCATCTTAATCTCTCCTTATCGGTTCATTTTGATTTTTTTCTCTCAGCAAAGCTCGCCCCTTCGGGAGAGCTGCAAGCAGCACCGGCAAATGCCGGACTGCGCGATGAGAGGGCGTTTTTTACACAGCAGCCTTTACTGCAGCGAGCAGCTCGTCCGGGGTGGGCAGCTTTGCATTCTCGCTGTCGGTGCCGTACAGCAGGTCTTCCACGGCCTTCATCTGCTTTGCGGTCAGCTCAGTGCTGTCAAACTCTGCCACCGCCGCAGCCTTCAGGTCTGCAATGTTCACAGGCACGGTATCGCACTCCCAGCTGAAGGTCTCGGCATCCGGGCTGTCGTTCATAGTCTCGTGGCTCTTCTCAGCAGGCTTTGCGGTCGCATTCCACACCACATGGATGATGTAACCGGCATCGGGGTCCTGATCGGTGCCCACCTTGGTCTGCCATGTAAAGCCGAATGCCTTGCGCTTCTGCTGGCCGATGCGCACGCCCTTCACAGGACTGCCCAGACCGTCGCAGGGCTCAAACTCGGGCGGGTACATATAGGATTCAATGGTAAAGCCGTAGTCCTCGCCGGAGATCAGGCGGGCGTACTTCATGTTGTCAGCCCACAGGTCGGTAGGTTCTGCGCCGCTGGGGCTTTCCGTCACGCCGGTCAGGCCATTCCATGCAGCGCCATTGTCGTAGCCCTCGCCATCGGCCTTGGGGTAAACCACGCCGTACGAAACACCGGCGTGGAACTTGCGGGTACCGTCAACGTCCCAATTCAGTTTTGCCATAGGTTTTGTCCTCCTTTATAAATAGGTATCAGTACCACACGCTGAATACGTCGTGGTATAAGTTGTCCGAAATAAAATGGCGGTCATGAGAAGCCTTTGCAAGCAAACCCATGGCCGCCGTCATTTCGCTGTCCGGTTTTGTGTCGATCACGGTAACAGAATAATGGAAGGTCTGGCGGTATACGCGGTCGTCAGCCTTCAGGCTGCGGATCTTTTCCAGCTTGTAGCAGATACAAGGGTATTTCATCCGCAGGTTTGCAGGCGGCTGGTAGTACACGTTTTCACTGCCGCACCGCTGTTTCACGATGCTGCGCAAAAGCGCATCCAGCCCGGAGCGTCTTTCACTCAGTTTCATTGCCATGCCATAACCCTCCCAGCGTCAGCACGATGCGCGGGTACTCCACGCTCGCGTCCGTCACCTTCCATTTTCCGCCATAAAGCGTCACATACCGCAGATTGGAAAAGTGCTCCTGAACATACGGGTCAGCGATGACGCTCAGCGTGTTCGCAAGGCTGATATCATCGTTCACCTTGTCGCCGGACTGGTTCCTGCGCGTGTTCCGTGTCAGGTCGCCGTAACAGTCACGCTCTGTCACGATCTCCGAGTGCACACTCAGCTCTGTCTCCTTGGTCTCCACGAAACCAAGCTTCCCAAACCACTTGCTCATAGCACTTTCACTCCATTTTGAATTTTCTGCTTACTTTTCGGCAGAAGCCGCCCATGCCTGGGTCTTCACGGTCTCGCCGGTCACAACGGTGATCACGCCGGTCGCACCAAAGGCCACAGGCACCAGATAGTTTGCGCCCTCCACGATCACCAGACGGCCCTTCTTGAAGGCATCCTCGATCTCTTCCTTGGTCACAGTCTCCTTGAAAGTGGCGTCAGCGTACAGCTTGTGGTCCGCGGTCTTGCCGTAGGCCATGTAGTTTGCAACGTGCAGGTCCTTGCCCTGCTCATAGAGCTTGTTCAGCATTTTCTATCATCCTTTCCTTTGAAAAAGGCTCCCTCATTGAGGGAGCTGGCGAACAGCGCCGCCGTCAGGCGGACTGTGAGACTGAAGGAGTCTCTCATGCCGCCCACTCGATGGCCATAGCGCTGTAGGGGCTGGTCAGTGCGCCGGAGCAGCGGGTCTCGATCAGGTACTTCTGTGCGTTGAAGTCGATGTCAAAGTCATCGAACATGCTCACGGCACCGCCCTTGTCCGCGCCCACGGTATAGTCGGCCAGGTTCACGATCACAGCAGCCAGATCACCGCCCTTGGCACCCTTGCGGCCTTCCATTTCGGGAATGGTCACGATCTTGGCAACACGCAGCTTGCGGGCCAGTGCGGCCTCGTCCGTATACAGCTGGCGGCCCATGCCGTCTTCCAGCAGCAGCATCTCGGTCAGGGCATCCTCGGTGGTAAACATAGTCGGGGTGCCGCTGCCACGGTAGTCCTTGCGGGCACGGATGGCCTGCTTGATAAAGGCCTTGTACTTGTCCTCCACGGTGGAAAGGCCGGTGGTCTTCACCTGCACCTTGATGGTAAACAGGTCGGCGTCGTTGAACACCGGACGGATGCAGTTCTCATCGATCTTGTCACGGCTTGCTGCCATGCGGCCGTCGCCCAGAATGTAGGCCAGTGCCAGCTCACGGTTCAGCTTGTAGCGCATCTCGTTATGCAGCCATGCCACCACGTCAAAGCTGGTAATGTCCACCACATCGTCGCGATCCAGCTCCTGCTTCTTGTACACCGTGGTCGGGCCAGTGGAGCGGCGCAGCAGGCCGAACACCTCTTCCGTCTTGTAGTTGCCCTTCAGGTAGCCCTTGGCACGTGCATCGTCCTCGGTCAGGTCGGCGAACAGGCTCTTGAAGCGGCTGAACGGGATGTGCTTCACGCCGCCCATCACCACGCTCACCCAGTCGTCGGGCTTGTCAATGATGCGGGGCGGGGTGTCCAGCAGGTGATCTTCCGGGAACAGCCAGTCGATGTTGTCAATGCCGTGACACAGAGCGTTCACCTCGCTGTCCTCAATGCCGGCGTTTGCAAAAGCAGCCTTCATGGTGCCGCAGGTCTTGGCGGTCTTCACCACCTTGTTGATCTCGTCAATGCTGTGCTTCAGCACGGTGCCCTTCGTGTCCTTCTCAAATACGTTCTGCTTCACGGTTTCTTCCTCCTCATTGTCAGTCTCTTCGCCGTCACGCTCTTCCAGGGCCATGCCCATCAGTGCATGGCAGCACTCCTGCTGTTCGGGTGTCATGCTGTTGTACACCTCTTTCAGCGTCTTGCCATCCTTCTGTTCGTCCGCCATCTCGGCTTCCTCCTGTGTTGCTTCGTCGGTCGCTGCATCGCCGCTGTGTACAAGGTCGTCCAGCGGTTCACCGTCCGGGTCCAGTCCGTGGGCAATGCTCAGGCCGCCGTCTGTGTAGATGAATGCTTCGCCGCCCTCGTAGTCCTCGTCGGCACTGTGCTTCACCACCTCGTCGATCAGCGCACCCGGGTTGCAGCCTGCCAGCACAAGGCTCACTTCCTGAATAATGCCGTGCTGGACCGTGTTGCCCGTCTTCTTGATGCAGTTTGCATAGATGGAAAAAGCGTTCAGGTCGCCATTTTCCACGCAGGCCTTCGCGGTCCGGCCGGTATCCGTATCGTTGAACTTTGCGTAGCAATACATGCCCCCGGGCCGGTTCTCCAGCAGGCAGTGGCCAAGGACGTTTTCCAGGTTGTCATGGTCATGGTTGTACACCATGGTCACAACTTTACCGTCGCATTCCTGGAACGCATTCGGTGCAATGGTCAGGCCATCATAGCACCTGGTCTTAGCCTTCGTGGCCCAGCCGCTGCAGTCATAATCAAACTTCGCCATTTTGATTTGCCATACTCCTTTCTACGGCTTCCTTTCCAGCCGTGATCGTTTTGTTTCTCTCAGCAATCTCCGCGTCGGATTGCGAAATGTTGCTGTTCCGCAGTTCGTCCGCCTTCGGGTCCTTCGAGGGCTTCATTCCCAGCAGCTGCCGGAACTCATTGCTTGTCAGGATCTCGTTGCGGGTAAACTTGTCCGCCATCTCGGCAACGGCACTCACCGGTGCCAGCTTGAACGGGTCGCGGAAGTACATCATACTCTCGCGGCCTTCCTTCCGGTCCTCCTCGGTCAAAAACTTTCGCTTCAGCTCGTCCACGGCTGCTGCCACAAGGGGTTCAATGGTACGGTTCTCATAGTTCGTCATCACCGCATCGCTTGCTGTACCGTTCATGATCTCCGGGGTAATGCCTAACTGGCTGTATGCCATGTTGGTCAGGTATTCCACGGTTTTCAGGAGGTTATTTTCAAGGCTGCGGTTCAGCTGTGTAATGTGTTCCGAACCATCGGTGTAGGCAATGCCGTATTTAGAACCGGTCAACTGCCGTTCGATCTCGGCTCTCCGGTCGTCCGCTCTCTTTTTCTGGATGTCGTTGCGCACTACGTATGGCAGCTGGATAATAAGATCCAGTTTTTCAGATCCCAGCTGGTCATCCACCACGTCCATCAGGTTCAGCTTGCGGATCAGACGCTGGATGGTGCCGTTCGGTTCGTTCATCACGGCGTAGAACGGGTTCTCGATCAGGGCCACTTCTGCTTTCGGCAGGGTGATTTCCTCTTTCTGCCCGGTCTGGTCGTTGTACACTTCCAGCCGCACATCATCGGGGTACCATTCCTTCACCTTCGCCACCCGCATGGAAAGGATCTTTTCTTTGCCGGTTTCTTCGTCCACATCCACGTCCACCGGCACCAGCGCCGCCACGCCCTCGTCCAGTACAGAGAGGAACATGTCATACCGCAGCGCCCTGCCGGTCTGGTCCTTGTTGCCGGAAAGGTTCAGACAGCAATTAAGGCCCGAATCAACGGTTTCGTCGTAGCGTCCGTTTTCATCGAGCCTTACGTGGTTTATTGTGATGCCCGCTGCGTCCATGGCAATGCGGGTATAAATGGCGGTCATGATCGTGCGGTCATTCGCACGGTTCAGCCGTACCCGGTCAGGCCGGTAGCTGCTCCCTCCGCCATAGTAGTTCTTCCCGGGAGGGTCCCGGTTCGTAAAGGCGTTCCACGCCCGTTTCAGGCGGGAGCCAATCGTTGCTTCACTTCTCATAGATGCCTTTCTTATTCTGAGTGAACATTCATCGTGCTCATACGATTCTGGATTTTCTTTGAGGCAATAAGATTTTTTCCGATTTTTGCCACAGCGTTGTAGTTGTTGTACAATGTGCTTATGGTTCCTAATGCTGATGCGGCCGTTCCGGCTGTCGCAAGCATCTTTTTAACATTGCTCGGAGTAGCAATCAGTGATTCATACTGCTTTTCTTTTTGCAACCGGTTAATTTTAGCATTAAGTTCTTCATCGCTCAGCACTCGAACACTCTTTTTCTCATGCGCTCGCGTATAGTCTGAATGTGCATGAGTTTTAGGAGTCGAACTCCGCTCTTTTCCTGCCTCTTCCATAAGTTCAGCAGCTTTTTGTTTGCCTGCAGCAACAAATGGCTCTAACTTGCCAGACTTTGCCAAGCGATACCCACCATACGTTCCCAATGCAGCAACCGCTAACGCTGCGCCGATTTTCAACGCCCTTTTTTGTTTGTCTGAAAGCCCAACTCTCTTTTGTGACTTTTCATCTGTTCCTTCAGCGTTACTCCCTACATATCGGCTTCGTCCTGCCGCAGTCAGAGTCCCATCTTTATTTTGATATCGACGCACGCCCCATTTCATGCCCTTGATGCCCCAATGGTAGAGTTCATCGTTATAACCGTGCATATAATCACCTCCTCTCTAATAAGAAATCCTCTATTGAAAGCGATTTTATTGCTTCTTTTTTCGACTGCTCCTTGCAAATATAGATTATCTGCTGTATGATAGATTCACAAACTACGAGGAGGCTGTCATTATGGCCAGTAACGAGCTGCTTTCTACAAAAGACCTCAACTGCGAAATCGTTCCAAGCGATATCCCGTTTGACTTTAGTGATAAGACACGGTTCCGAAAAGTTGAGTTTCCAGAGCAAACTGGAGTTACCGCCAATTCTTTGCTTCAACTTCTTCCCCCAGCCATTGTTTCAGATACCGCTTCCAAAACCTACATTTTGAAATTTCCAGAAGGTGTCCAGGGAGCGCTCTTGCATCTTCGCAACGGCGGCTATGCCACGACTGTGGTTGATGCTAGTTCGCATTTTAGTGGAACCGCATCCTTGCATCCAATCAATCCAGCATCTGTTGCCCTATTTAATGCCTTTAGCATTGCTTCTTTCGCAACCGGGCAATACTTTCTCTCCGATATTTCGTCCAAAATGTCGGAAATCAACCGAAAACTAGACGATGTCCTTAGTTTTTTAGAGGACTCCAAGCGCACAGAACTTCTTTCCGAGCTAACATTTGTGAAATATGCCGTTGGAAATTATTCCACAATCATGTTAAGCGAGCCCCAGCGCATAGCTACTCTAACGAATATCCAGCGTTCCAAGATTCGAGCGATTGCAGATATCGACTTTTACACAACCGAACTAGAGCACCGGGTCAATGCAAAAGATGCTAAAAAGAATCAGGAGCCTGTTCTAATTGCAAAACAGAACCTTGACTTGGCATCGCAACTCTATGCAATCAGCGCTATCATGGAAGTTTATTATGCACAAAACTGGAATGCCGCTTATCTGGAAAGTATTCGTGCAGAGGCAGACCTATTGCTGGGACACACGAAAAACAAAATTTCCGATGCCATTAGCCCTTACGCAAAGGATATCCGAGAAGCACATAAACCAAAATTTCGCCAAAAAGCTCCTGACCCCTTTACCGAGTCTGAAAAGAATATTCTAAAGATATCTGATAGCCTGACAAATCAGGTGCTGAATCCACTGGTTACGGTAATCAAAAATGCACTAAATGATCCTATGAAACCCTCCGAGTTATATTTGACTCGGAACGGATTTATGTACCAGAAAATTTAATCACTGTGAATGGCAATGTCACGACCCGCATAGAAAGGATTTTTCAAATGGTCATCACTTGCCCTGGTTGCAATAAAAAACTTGCTATACCCGACACAAATCCATCTCATGTAAGATGCCAGTACTGTAAAACATCATTTGCAATCGAGTATTCCGAACCGGTAAAAATTACAGATGTCCGTGTTCCTCTACCGTTAAAGGCCAACCGTTTTTGGAAAAAGCACAAACGCAAAATAATCGCCGGTACTGCCGTAGTTGCTGCTGCGATAGCTGGCGGCATAATCGTGTGCAATAAGCGCAAAGATTCTACAGTTGATTCTGGCGTTGATTTTGACCTTCTTCCCTCAAAAGCCCCTGAACCTCCAATGGAGCTCCCCGATTCTTCCAATGTTACCGCCGACCCGTGTGCAACGAATAGCGATGATGAACTTCCCGAAGAAGATGGTATCGATTTATCCGCCTTGGAATATCTTTCGTTTCTTGTGGATAATTGCTACAATTGCGGTGGCTCTTTGGCCGGTGGAGAATATGTAGCGCCATGGGAAGATGGCAGCAATGAGTACGGTTATTGGATTTGCCCACACTGCGGTGCTCCAAATGAAGATTGGAACAGCGCAGATGATGACTAAGGAGAATCTTCATGTATTTCGTTCTCGGCATGATGCGATCAACGGTTCTATATTTCGGGTTGGTCTCGGTCATTAAGGCTTCGTCGTTTGAAGCTCTTTTACTGTATTTGGCTGCAGTTCTCGTCCATACTGTGTTCTGTAAGCTCACAAAAGATGACCGATCCACAGGTGAAATTGTTTTCAGCATTTTGGGTCATGATACCGTTGCGCCCTTTCTCGGTGTAAAAACGCTTGCCGAATTTCTTCTGCGCAAGTATGTTTTCAACCGGCACGAACCTCACGCCGCTCTTTTTCTGTCCCAAAATATTACTGAGGCAGTATGGGGAACTCTTCTCACGATATACCTTGTAACAGCGGTGCTCTAATCACTCAAACGCATCCCGGTTCTGCTTCCACGCAATGTAAGCATCCATCATAGCTGCCACAGCATCGATCTTCTGGTCCTGCCGCTGCTTGTAAAGCTTCCGGTTGCCGTTGGTGTCCACCAGTGCAATGCAGTTGCCCATTGCAAACTGCATCAGCTTTTCGTCAAACAGCAGCTTCCGCTGTTCGCTCAGCTTTTTCAGCTCGCCCAGCGGCACGCTCTCGGTTCTCGCACCCTGAATCACCTTCGTAATGCCAAAGGTGCCATTCTCCTGCCCCCAGCGCTCCACGAATTCCTGCGCGTTGTAGGGGTCGTAGCCAAACGCCCGCACGTCGTACTGGTTCTGCTGCACGAAGTTATCAAGGTCTTCATACACCTGCATCATGTCCAGCACCGTGCCGTCAAATACGAATAATGTCCCCTCTTTCATGAACTCTTCGTACTGGTTTCTTCGGCTCACGGGCAGTTGGCTCAGGGTGTAGCTGGTAATGTAGTCCCTTGTCTTTACCCCAAAATATCCGCTTGAAAGCGGAAACAAAAACGTAAACGCACAAAAATCATCGCCCATGCTCAGGTCTGCGCCCATGGCGCACGGCATCTGCCAGTAGCTTCTCGGTCGGTGGCAAAGGGTCTCTTCATACGGAAAAAAGTATGTATACCCCTCCATCGGCAGATTGAAGCGCTTTGCAAGGATGTCGTTCCGGGCACTGGGCGATTTTTCGGCTCGTTCCACGTCCAGCTGATAGGTCTCGTAGCTCACGGTCTTGCCCAGGTTCGGATTTGCCTTCAGCCACATCTCCGGTCGGCCCACTTCCTCAATGCTGTCCAGCTTGTAGTACCAGATGGAAACGTGTGGATTGATGTACTCCCCCTTCAGGATGCTCAGCAGCTCCATTTTGATGTCGTCGCCGCATCCGTTGCGCACCGTGCCCTCGCTGCTTGCCGCAACGATCAGGTAGTTCTCGTTTTTCGCCGCGCCCTGCTCAATGGCACCAATGGGGTCTTCTCGGATGTCGCAGCTTAGCCATTCGTCCACGGTAGCCACCGTGTCGCGCCTGCCCTGCAGCTTTTCAATGGTCATGGGGCGCACTTCCAAAAGGCTGTTGGTCACAAAGTTCTCAATGCCTTTCTTCGTGCTTGCCATCTTCACACGGTCTGCTTTCGCGCCAGTGGTGTTCTGCAGGCTGCCATCGGTCATGAACTTCAGCACCGGCCCCTTTGCCCGTGCCAACGCGGTGCGGAAGGGTGCCAGCACTTCCTCGGCCTGCTTCATGGTAGGCGCTGTTGTCAGCTGCTGGGTGGTGTTCGTGTTGGCAGTCATAAAGTACGCCTGCAAAAACTCCAGATACATGGTCTTTGCGGCCGAACGTGTGATAATGAGGTACTGCTTCGTTACCAGACGCTTTTTGATGCGTTTGGTCTCGTAGTGCCCGCCTGCCCCGTGGGGGTTCGGCACATACACACTCCGCTCCACAAAATAGTACCAGCCAAAGATCTGCTCTGCCCACAGCTTAAAGCTGTCCAACATTTTCACATCGCCGCCGTCGGTCAGGGTCAGCTCGTCCTCGCAGAACGCAATAAAGCCGTTGATGGCCTTATCGTCATAGTAGATGCCCGGGTTTGCGATCAGGTCATCGATCCGGTTCATCTCCATGCTGATCTCTCTGCAAACGGGGATCTCCCCGCGCATCACGGCCTCCCGGAACCGGCCGTAGTAGATCGGCGTCGCCGTGTTCGAGAGTGCCATTTTGATTTTTCAGCTCCTGTGTTACTCCTGCGTGATCTCTTCAAAGCCGCTCTTCACCAGAATGGCTTTCACCTTCTCCTTCAGCAGCCGCGGGCAGCGGGCATACATTGCCTTTGCTTCCTCCGCGGTCTCTGCGAACATGATCTCTTGTGCCCATAGTTTAACCATCATAAGTGCCATCCTTTCTAATTTTTGTGTGATTTGTTTAAGCATACACAATCTCCGACATTTCCATCAGACATTGCTTAAGCATCTTGTTTTCTTTCTGCAGTGCTTCCAGCTTCTCGTTAAGTGCCGGCTCCGGTTCGGGCTGGTCCGCAGGGTCAGGCTTTACTCCGCCGTCCGTTACCTCGTAGCAGCCAGGTTTATCCGCGATGCTCCACAACGTATCTCCCACAGCGCAGGCGGCATTGTGGGCGTTTACTGCTTCCACCATAGCGGTGTATGCATCGCACTGCACCTGTGTCTCCACAGGTTTTGCAAGGGCATATCCAATTTTGATTTCCATGCCGCACCTCCTTTACTTCCAGCGACCTATGACGACAATACTTCCTTTATAGGCATTGTATACACATAATCCAGTAGTAGTACGATCGAATACGTAACATTCTACGTTGGTGCTGTAAGTTATGCTGGCGCCAAGAGTAAAACCGGCACCATAATTTGTGTTAGCAAATGGCACAGGAAACGGAAAATAGGAAGTGTAGCCCTTTCTAGACCAGCCGTCGAATTTGAGCCAGCAAATCTGTGTGCCATCGGCAAAACGGATATAGTCATCACCGGAAGCCGTAATGGATTTGGCGGAAGAAATCTTGTTGTCTACCTGCTCCTGCCATGCATTCAGCATGGAGTCTATCTCAGTTGTATTATAAGCGTCAATGGATGCCGTGCCATCCGCACTGATTTTTAAACCCTTTCCTGATTTAATACCGCCCAGTGTGGTTGCGGTGGCAATAGGGAACTTGATGCCTTTCACCATATCACCAGTAGCCTTTGCGTCAGCAGGGGCACCCTCAATTGTCAAACTGGGGTCTGTGTGGACTTTTGCGCCTATCTCCTGTGCAAGTTCCTGCGCTTTTTTCTGTGCACTCTCTGCTTTACCAGCGCTTACTTCTGCATTTTTCGCGCCGGTTTGTGCAGTATTTGCATAAGTCTCCGCCTGGTTTGCACTCGTCGCAGAGCTTACTGCACTTCGTGCAGAATTTTCAGCATAGGTCTTTGCCTGCTGTACAAAAGGGGCAGTGTAGGTTTTCAGATCGTACTCCAACTGTGCCAAGAGATCTTTTACCGGCTTGTCATCTGCCTGCGCATCAACTACCAGTCCTTCCAGTGTGCGGGCATTGCCAAGGGTCGTATTGAACTCCTGTGCAATCGTTCCGTCTTCTTCTGCGGTAAAGAAGCGGGCAACAAAGTAGACCGTGCCTTTCGCTGCAACAGTGTCTGCACCAACCAGCCAGACAAAGTAAATGGCATCATCTGTCACGGTCTTTTCAGTAACCGGGAAATAGTTGATCTCATCCTCGGCCGACCGGTAGTTAATTCGGATGTTAAAGCCCGAAAGATCAGTACCGCGATAGTGCCGGTTCATGCGGAAACGCACCCGGTTCACATCTTTATCGCCTTCAACGCCCAGTACCACACCGAGTTCTGGCACAGCGATCACTCGCAGGTCTTCATCGATCACAAAATCGTAAGCGGTATCTTCTTCGCTCACATCTGCCATTGCTGCAAACTGCTTGTCCAAATCCACCATGTCACTTCACCTGCTCGATCAGTACCTTGTTTGTTATCATCCGCGTCTCGCCATTCTGGCCAGCAAGATACACCTTAAAGCTTTTTCCGTCCGTCACCTCGTCGGGTACGGCGCACTCACCTTCCGCGCTCACAGTAACCGCATATTCGTCGTTGAACACAGCAATTTTCTTGGCCATAAGCCACTCCGGGTCACTCTGCTCAAAGCGGCAGCGCAGATAGCCTTTGCTTCCGGCTGTCACGCCGGTAAAATCGCCGTGCTTTGCCAGCTGCTGCCCTTCCACGGCAAACTTCAGCATCCGCATTGTTTCTCCTCCCTGTCGCACTCGGCATACAGCCGCCATTCCAGTTCACTGATAAGGTTTTTGGTCGCTTCCATCGTGCTGGAACTCTGTGGCGGGTCAAACAGCATCTTCACCTTCAGCGCCGTATAGCTCTTTACAGCTTCAATGTCCGCCCTGTTCTGGCAAAACTCGCTCCATGTTGCCGTTGCATCGCTGATGCCAAAGCCCTCCTGAGGCCCAACACCCATCTGCCGCAGGATCATCAGCACGCTGTTGATGTGCATGATAAGGTCTGCATCAAACGCCGTGTACTCCTCGGTCAGTCCAAGGAGTTTTTTCACCGAGGTAAGGATACTGTCCATTTCCGATCACCTCAGTCTACAATGCACTGGTTGTCCCACTTCTTGTAGGCGTCCAGATAGGTCTCACCCTTATCGCCGTTGTGGGTGATCTCGTAGTACATACCGTCAGGCACGGTGGTGCTCACCAGCGCCTTCCAGTTCTGCAGGGTTTTGCTGAACCATACGATGAACACGTCCTCCATCGTCAGCTTCTTGCCGTCGGTCACGTCCACGTGAGCATTAAAGTAGTCCACCACCAGCTGCTTTGCGCGGTTCATCATAGCTTCGTTGTCCATTTTGTTTTCCTCCTTTTATTATTCCTCGTGGTCCATCACGCCCTCGGCTGCAATGGCTGCATTTGCCCAGAACAATGCCTCGTCCAGCTTCGTCAGTGCCAGACTGCGTTCCCGGCTTGGTGCAATACACCGCACCATTCCTTCTGTCTCCTGCATCTTCAGCCGCAGGTTTGTGCTGTATGCTGCTTCCGCAACATTGAATTTTCGTACAGGGTACATGTCATTTCCTCCATGGGCAGGTGTCGCCCGGTCGTCTTTCGGCAAATGCAGGCTTTAGGATCGCATCATCTCCATAATGGATGGCCTTGTGGGTCCGATCGCTCACGCAGATCACGTTTTCCGGGTCCAGCAGTGCGTACGAGTGCTGGAGCACGTCCTCTTTTGTCAGCGGATTCAGATGGTGGATAATAATGCGCGGCCGAATGGGCTTTCCATTTTGTATCACCCAATCCGTGATCTCGTGGTCAGAACATCCCAAATCGCACCCTGCATCCCGCACAATGATCCTGTCCCGGAACTGCCGCCACTCTCTTGACTGGTAAAAACTCTGATTTAGCCACCGGTCAAAGCCAAAAGTATCAAATCCAACTTTGCCGTGGAGCTGCAAATAATGGAAGCGGTCTTCAAAGGTCACATGCTGGCAAAGCTCAGAGTATGTCTTTCTGGGCATATGCTTAGTACCCCATACACCAGCAGACCATGGCAAATGCGGCACAAATTATCGAAAGACAAATCAGCTTACCGTGCAGGTTCTCAAGACCTTCCATTTCGTCATGGTAAGCGCATACAAATGCAAAAATCAGCGTACACCAACATCCAAACCCGCCGATCCGCTTATCAACAATTTGTGGAAGCCCGACCGCGATAGCCGTCAAAAGCGACAGAATACTAGGAGGCAAATACCACCAGTACCGCTTACTTGTTGGTCGTTCTCGGTCTGTGAACAAACATGCAAGCATGATCCACGGCATCGCCGCCATAAGCCAGAAGCAGATTTCTTTAAATGCCGTCATCATAATCCTTTCTTCTGCAACATGTCATCTGTAAGCAGCATCGGTGTCAATGCAACTGCTCCAGTCAAAAGCACTGTCTTCCATTCGCACAGGATATTGCACTTTACCAGAAAAACCGCTGCTGTAAAGTAGATAAAAAAACAGCACTGCCAGAACGACTCAGGCTGCATAAGAGCTTTTAAAACTCATAGTCTGTGGCCTCGTCTTCGTCCACGCCATTGTACTTTGCCATAGCTTTCAGCACATTTGCGTACATTTCTTTGGTGTCCTTTGCGTTTTCCAGTGTCTCGGTCTTTGCCCGGAGCAGTTTGTTTTCTTCTTCCAGTTTTTTCTTTTCAAGGTCCGCTTTCATAGTAGCCAGCTTCAGGAAGTGCGTTGTTTCTGCACTGGAAGCCGTCCCTTCTCGCAGCCTTCTTTCCACCAGTTGCATGGTCAGGTTTATCATGTACTGTTCCTGTGCTTCCGGACTTGTTGCAGGCCGGGCCGAAGCCACAGCCGCTTCTCCCGGTGTGTTCTTCTTCGGTCGCATTCAAAAGGCCCTCTTTCTTTTGTGTCTAAAATTCAGTTTTTGCAAAGGCTTATGGGTGCGGTGGCAGTGCTTTTCATTTGAAGGGAGAAAGCGAACATTCCGTATAAAGGAGAACAACACAGAATGCCCCGATGCCGGTGGAGGTCGAACGTCATGAACTCAGAAAGCTCTCAGGAGGCGCTCGCCCCATAAGCCCTTGCAAAAACTGCCGAAACCTCAGTCTACACCCCAAGGCCTCGGCAGCATGTTTAAAGCCCAAATATCAATTTTCCCTCCGGGGAAATATCAAAGACCGGCGCGATTTGAGAGGGGGGTGTCGATTTTGAGACCCCTCCCTATGGCCTTAAGCACTTTGTGCATAGCCAGTATCGTCCTTAATCTCGATCTTGAGCTTCTTATAGATGTTAGCTGGATCGTTTGCCACGATTTTATTGATTGCTTTCTCAATTTCGTAGGCATTTTCATTGTCTGTGAACTGAGAAGAGGTCTGTGCCAGCCGCATAAGCAGGCCAGACGAGTTATAGCCGTGATCCATGTCATACTGATACCACTGCTCGAACTGCTCATACGGATTGTAGGGATTATCGAACGTGGTCAGAAAGCATCGAACCATAATTCAAAGCCTCTCTTTCCTGTTATCACTTTCCAAGTGCATCATAAACGGTGGATTCAGGAACGCCACACGCCTGTGCAATCTCTTTATAAGTGTAACCGCTTCGCAACATCGCTCTCGCTTTGGACAACTTGGCCGAAGACAACGAAGCCGTGGTTTTGGGCATTGCACGTTTCACGATTTCATCCGAATCAGAAGAATTCAGGAACTTTGACAGCATGTTGTCGGAAATTGCGCCAGCCTGAATAGCTTCCCATTCTCTGTCGCTAAACCTGACTTTGGACTTTTGCCCACTTGCGCCGACCTTATCGCGTGCGCGCTGCATTTCAACAGAAGAAATCTTCTTGATTTCTTTCTTGTCCTCGGTGTTTTGCGGGTCTAAACCCAGTTCCTGAATTTTGGCCTTGATGTTGGCATTGGCAATCAGCATTGCCTTGCGCTCCTTAGGTTTATTGGCCAGCATTGTGGTGTACTTGTCTTTCAGTGACATAACTTCCGCAGCATATGTCTTGGCTGCCTCAGGATCACGCTGGATGCCCTTCATGTTGACCGCCTCTTTGCGGGCCTGTGCTGCCATAGCTTTGAGCTTATTAGAGAAGTCTGCGTACAAGTTCTCCTGGATAGTGCCAGAAGAGAGGGTTCTTGCGTCCTTTGTCTCGGAAATCAGACTTACGGTATCCTCGGCAATACGCTCTTTCTTGGTCTTCGGGTCGATGAAGGCACGCCCGCTCTCCTTATAAATGAGTTCACCAGTCTCTTTATCTACGCGCACGCTACCACGACGCTCAGGCACACGGATGGTCTGCTTGCGACGAGACAGGAGCGTAGATGCACCACCATAATGCGTAGTGCCATCCTCATCCACACGGATCTGCCACTTTTCCTTCAGTTCCTGGATGCCATTTTCTTTCTCAGAGCGTTTGTAGTCCAGCTTGTGCTTCTCCGCATCGATGACGACCATCGAATGCTTGACCGCACGAGCCAGTTCTTTTTCGTCGGCACCGCGAAGAGTCATGTCCGTGATGAGGTTCGAGATTACCCCCATTTCACGCTGCTTCTCTTCTTTTTTCATGAGACGCACGTTGTTGGGGTTACCTTCAGGAACAGCATATGCCGTCTTCGGATCAAAGTCTTTCAAATCATCCAAAGGACGAGTAGACTTAATTGGCACTTTGGAGGTGACAGGAATAGCCATAACGGTATCGCCGTCAAAGTCTGCGCCGGACAGACGCTCTGCCACCTTGGCGTTGATACCAATAGCATCCTGAATCTGTCCGAGATTGCGCTTGCCGCTGACATTTTTGTTGTTGACAGTAACAACCGGAATCTCAAAGGTGCCGGCATGAGGATAGCGAATCAGTGCAAGCTGTGTGCCGTTCTCATAGGTCGGACAGTAAGCTTCTGTTTCCTTAATTCGGTTGATGGGCAGAATGACTTTCGTTGATTGTCCCGGAAATGCCGATGCTTTCAGCGTCATGGACGTACCTTCACAGGTATCGGCAAAGTCGTTCAGCAGCTTCTTTTTAACAGTAGGATTATCGTAGTGCATGATCTCATCATACTGCGCCTGATAATCCGCAATTGTAAGCTTCAGCTGATTTTCAATAAGCTTTTTCGGCTGTTTGGATAGGAACTGCGAAGATACATTTCGGGACATTGTATCCCAATCGCCTTCTTCTTTCAGCTTGTTAATAGGAGAAAGATGCTCCTTTCCATCAGAACCGATGTATGTACTCTGGCCATTGGCTTTGATGGCTGCTCCAAACGGATTGTCCGGATCAGCTTTTGCTTCCTTCAGGACCTTCATTTTGGGCGTACCGGAAGGCTTGTTAGTGTTGAACATGATGTCCACACCATCGGGAAGATCATCAGAGTAGACCGCCATGCCTTTCAGATAATGGTCACCATCGACAAGGATACGAACCTGCGCATAATGACTCTTGCCAAGGTCAAGATCGGGCACACCACGGCGAATTTCCATGACACCATCTTTGTCCAGACCACCTTCATCGCCATACCGGATGGCAACACGGCTTGAATCCAGACTTGCAGGACGCTGAAGCTTCTTGAACGTATCACCACCGTCGTCAGAATGATAATCACCGAGCGAATCAATCTGATCCTGATGCTGATAAGCATACTTCTGGTCGAATTCAGGCTTAGCCAACACCGTAATGTTAGTCTGCTGACGGATGTTGGTCGGCTGACGGATACCTACGCCATAACGTTTGTAACCGTATTCCGCTTCCAACGTATACGCAGCGTCGTCAAGCTCTGATTGTGACACGCCCATTACAAGATTGGCACCTTCGGAAATATCGATCATGCCTTTCTTGTCCACTTCTTTTTTCAACGTGTCAGCAATATTCTCTGCACGCTGCGCTTTTTTATCAGCAGTGCCTGCATATTTTGAGCGCACACTGGACTCGCTCATACCAAGCTTTTCACCGATGGCTTTCCAGCCGAGACCCTGTTCCTTTAAAGCAGCGATTTTCTCATACTCAGATGCCTTGCGCTCATGGATTGCTTTACGTCGAGCCACTCGAAATTCGGTAAGACCGAGCTGGTACTCCTTGGGAAGAGTGCTATTGATTTGATCTAAAATTTCATTTTCGGACATGCCCTTCTTCTTGAGCGTTTCCACACGAGACAGAAAGTCACCAGAGTGCTGATAAGGATTATCGCCGGAACCCCAAGGATATCGGCCGGAATGGCGCTTTGTGCCGTAATGCTCCAAAATATCAGAGTCGGAACTCGTGCCGTAGTAGTTTTTAAGGTCTTTCTCAATTGGATTCATAACGCTGCTCCTTATCTCAGATCCGCAATGATTTTGTCAAATTCTTTAATCTTTTCGATGATGGGATCAATGATATCTGCCGTCGGTGTCTCAATGAGAACATCATCATTTTGGTAAATGCGATTTTCGATAAGAATATCTTTCGGTTTGACATGATACTCCATGCAGAACAGCGCATCATAAATAAAGAGCTGCTCCATATGTGCCGGAACAGCTCCTGTTTTAAGATCATGAATACGAAGAAAATTATCTTTGTCGTTAAATGTAATGGCATCTGCAGTACCAAAACAGTTTTCGCTGTAAAACAAAACCTGCTCGGGGTCCATGCGGAAACCAATCGCATCGTTGACATATGCGTTGAGGGTTTTCTTGCTCTTCGGGAGCTTTTGCTTCAGGTTAATGCACTCTGCAGCAAAAGCATGGAGCCGAGTGCCTTTCTCCTTTGCTTGACAACTCATGAAAGCATCCACCAGGCGTTGAGTATCATAGTTCAGCCAATGATACTTACTTGCGCCCAGAAAGGCATGCTGCCCCACGAGCCTGGAATGATCGTTCCATTGCATTGAGAACTTCCTCCTTGTTCTCAGGATAAATGAAAGTGGCAAAGCTCATCTCATTCATCTGACGGACATAATAATCCTGATTCGGACGATGAGGTGCATTTGCTGAGCGCTTGCCTTCGAGTGCTGCCCAGGTGGAACCATACAAAACCAAAAGGTCAGGATGCCCCTGCACCTCGTTCGGGTCAAGATGGACCACTACACAGCCGGGAAAGCGTTCTTTCAGTTCTTTCGTCAATCCCTGTTTGAATTTGTTTTCGAGCATGATAAAAACCTCCAAAATAAAAGGAATAGTGCGTTCAAGCCGCGTTCTATTCCCCCCATAAAAGGGCATGTTTTTATCGCGTCAGTTTTTGCTAATTTTTGCAAGATTTTATTATTTTCGGGCAAAAGAAAAGCCCCTGCGTTGTTAGCGCAGAGGCAGATCTTATTTGCTGTATCAGTCGTACCACTCAGGTTCTGGTTCAAGGTTATCGTCTGGATAGCTTGCTTCCTCTGTCGGAGATGACAAAAGATCTATGTCGTTATCATCGATATGATCTCCGCATTTCGGGCACAGCCATTCATCATCATGATGTACCATCTGGCAATGACAGTTCCAACACCAATGTTCGCCTGTTGGTTCATCATAGCCGGGAGTATGGAGAACACGGTAGTCAAACGATCCGTTTGGATGCTTCACCCATAGCACTGGTAGCCCAAGTTCCAATGTAGTGTAGATCCAAACTTCATCGCCATTCGGAAGAACATCTCGTCCTTCAAAAGAGTAATCGTGCTCACGCCAATTTTTTGCAAGCGCATCCATATAGTTCATATTTTTCACCTCGCACTTCATTAAAGGGCAGTACGTCTATTTAATGCAGTTCTATATTACACTGTCAGAGGATATAGTTCAAGGTTAAAATATTGTAACATTTTCCGGCTCGATAAGACGTTAAACTTTCGCCGTGGCCAAAAGCCCGTTTTTTATCCTTAATTACTATATATAAAATTTTAAAATTTTTATTAAGTTAAAGAAAAAAGTGGGTTTTTGGCCAAATGGCAATTTAATTACGTATTATCGTAATATTTTGTGGCCATTTTTGCAAAAATTTTTGGCCACGAAGTGGTTTTTTGGCCAAAAAGTTGCCGAGAATCAGTCAAAATCGTTCATCACCCTCCTTGCCGCGGCATAAATGAACCGTTTCACAGACCACCGATCAACCTGATATTCGGCCCGAAGCCGCTCAAGTTCAGGGTTCGGATACTCTCCACACCGAAACTCAGTCACGTCCAGTGCCCTGCGAAGCCGTGCATCCGCTGAACTTGCACTGCAGTGAAAACGATTGCTAAGTACATTTTCAATGTCTGTCAGTGTGACAAAACGATTATTCCGCATTTCCTGAATAGCGAAATCAATCGCTTCTCCCATGAGATCTCCACCGAATGTCGCCATCGGCACCTGCATTCTCACGAGAAAGTCATGTGTTTTCTGCTGCATTTTGCATCTCCCATCTTATCTACAAATTTATATGTAGTCATCCTATCACCGCTGTCCCGAGCTCCTCTTAACCTTACCGAGAGCTACTCGCCATGCAAAGACCTCAGCATCAAATGTTTCTTTTGAAACGCCACACTTTTCGCCTCACGTAGCGCCTGTGTATACGACCACGTTCCGTCAACATAGCGTCCTGCCAAAATTTCCGCATTGTCCGCTTCGCCAATCGTCATGAACATATCTCCTTAGGTTTTCATAATAGCATTTACTGCATGAACTAGATATGTGGTGCCATCAATCGTGATTCGCAGCTGATCGCCTTCGCAATCGTTCCAGTTATCTACCTTGCCTTCGATGATGGTTCCGTCGGGCAGCTTAATCTGTGCCCAGGAGTAGGTAAAGGTCGTATCGAACATCTTACAGTTGCCACAGCTACACAGAACCATACAGCCCACGAGCATCATCAGGCATGCAACAACACAAATAATACGATTTTTCATAGTTAATCACCTCATCCAAATATCATGTAAACCAGAAGCAAGAACCAACCAGTGCATCTGATAATTTTCTGTCTTTCTCTATCTGCATTCTTAGTAAAAAACATCCCAATGTTAATAGCTTGCAAAATAACGCTTGCGAACAGCACAATTCGCATCACTTCTCCACACTTTCCTTTCCCGTCTGGTCATCCTTCGGCCAGTACGTGTAAATATCATCGAACACCACCGGGATCTTGCTCTGCAGTTCCTTCAGCAGCGGGCACATCAGCTCTCTCATCTGAGGATGGGCCGCCACAGGAGTACGCAGCTTGAAGATGTTGCGCCACTCACGGTAGTTGGCCGTGACCACAATCTCAGTCTTCAAGCACAGCGGCAGCACGCAGCGAGCCTGTTCGGGACGATAGCCGTTCATAAGCATCAAAAAATAAGTTTTTTCTGCCAATTCGCAGGATTCTACCCATTTACGATAGAACAGGCGATTCTGCTCTTTATCGATATAAAACGGCTCCACAACGGTAATGCTGCCCTCAAACTTCTCCTTTGAGTAGTTACAGTACCGGGTGCTCTCCTGCGCAAAGCTCGCAATGCGGTGCCGCACCAGCTCATTGGCCACGCCACGATTGCACGTAAACAGCACGGACAGCTGCGAATGCTCCAGCATAGCCTCATGCCCTTGCTTCACCAGAAAGCCCACCAGTTTCTTTGCCGACTCACCATCCGGCGTGATCTTATCCTCGCTCTTGTAGCAGACCCGGGCCACCCGCTCAATCTGCTGCAGCTCCTTGATGCCACCCTCAGAGATATCAGTGAGGATTTCGTACTTAGGTTCAACGATTTTCATGATTAAATCTCCTTTTCATCAGTGAATTCACTATTTCGAGCTGACTGAGGCTCTTTCCGTTGCCCCTTTGTGGAACTATGTACCCGAGATGAGCCATTTGTTTATGGTCACAGGATTTCACTTTTGGACGCTGCTGGCATTTTGGAGCAAGAATAGTAATCGCCCCAAAGTCCTCGTTCATACGCTACCCTCCTTCTTCAACTTACACTCCCAGTTCCCACAGATGTCACCGCAGGCGTATTTCTTGGCAAATTTCATACCCTTTTCAATAGCCTCCTGCTTATCGGTCGCCCTGACTTCAAAGTTCTGATGGCCGCCACCGTTGTCTGTGCAGGTAAAGATAAAAGTGTGTTTCATAAGAAATCCTCCGTAATAGCTTGTACAAACATATCAATTACTTCGTTCAGAAAAGCAACCAACCGATACGGCCAAGATCTTTTCTTTTCATACCAAGCTTGGATGGTCGTAGTTTCTGTCTGACCGTATCGAATGCTTCCTACCGCTTGCTCCATATCAACCAGTGAGTGATTGGTGTTAACGCACCAGATTCGTGCGTCTTGCAAAGTGATATAGCCATTCGTAAACAGCCAAGCAACATCGTCCATCGACGTGAAATTTCCAACCGGAACCCTGTAGCCATACTCAAGATCATATATAGTAAGGGCATTCCGAGTTTGTTTTCTTACCATGTCAATAGGTCGGCCATTCGCGTAGATGGTTTCAACGTCATCATCAGAAAAATCGTACACTGCCTTATTCCAATTCCGGATAGCTTCTACGGCTTCTTCATATGACACTCTTCCATTGTCCATAGCCTTCTTACCTCACAGCAGAATTCTAAACCAGATAAACCAAAGCACCTTCAGCGTGAATGCAATAATGATGGCCCAAGCGCATAAAATAAGTGTCAGCGCAATAGCCCGGCCAAGAAATTTGCCAACTTTCGTCCAAACATCAGTCATTTTTATCAACCCTTTCAAAACCCACAAAGTCTCCAATACCAACATGTCCGCCCTTACAGAAATGAACTGGTTGAAACTTCATACAGCTATCAAAATGGTGAACCGCATCGTCTAAACCACAATAATGATATTCGCTGTCGAATTTTCGTTCACAGTACCGGCACTTATAGGTCGCCTTATACACAATCACCCCACACACCTCCTAACCGCATCCACCCGGCACTCCGCAGCGTTCAACTCAAAAATAGCCGCATCCACAAATTCCGGGTCACAGTGCTCGAAGTGGTTCCGAGCTACCTCCAAGGCCTGCAAAGCCTCCCGCAGGGTGTTAACCGTCGTCGGAATCGGCTCCATGCGGAATATCTTTTTGACATACTCAGCGAATTTTCGCAGCATTTCTACACCTCCACATCTTTGTGACTTGGCGAGCTGTGAGCCAGCCCTTAACATCATCATGACCAAGCAACTGCGCACCCATCACCTCGATAAGCCCCTGCTCAAAGCCATAGGAACCCCAGCCCCAAATGCCATCCCAGATACGATTTCCAGTAGCATCATATGCAACGATTTGCTCACCACCATCGTGTCGTCCGCCAGGAAGAAACTCCTGATTGTCCGGTCTGTCCATTTCTGGCCAACGACGTCCATAAGTATGTGGAACCTTGGCGTGCTTCAGCAGAATATCCAGCTTCTGCATCTCGGTCATGTGACTCCGGGTTCGGAGTTTCCAGGTTTTCTTAGACATGTTTCTCATTTTAGATTTCTCCTTTGTATTCCTGATATTTTACGATTTTGGTTGTTTCAGACTGGATATGATGCAGAATGTCGGCCATTTCAAAATGGCCATCTGCGGCCAACACTCCAGCAATAGCATTTAACGAATTCATATCGGTCATCGTAAGATTGACTTCAGGAATAACCTCGACACGTTCTTCACTGATAAAAGAGCCATATTCTCCACAATAATGGCACTTTATGCGTATGCGTCTCATTAAAGTTCTCCATTCGATGATAAAAATAAAGAGCCGCAGATTTCTCCACGGCTCTTCACCTTTAATCTTCTCCAATTAGTTTCTCATATTCCTCATGTGTAATATACTCGTTTCTAAGTGCATCATACAGTCCGCAAAAACGGCCATTGTGATATCCGTATTTATACCCGCTGTCCCAAGCCTTGTTCCATGTCTCAGATTTGATCATATTGATCTTCGGTCTAATACATGTGTCATAAGCTTCAAACAGCAGTAATGCTACGGCACCGCACATACATGCCATTTTTACAATAACCTTCAATGCTTTTTTCATAATAAGTATCTCCTTTCAAATATGAGTTCACCTCATAAAGGAGTCTGTTATTTTCGCGCCTTACTTGACCTTCTCCCTTTTATCCTTGAAATTCAGAGGTTTCACAGTACTCTCCCGCGCACACTCCGTCAGGCACTCGTTGCAGGGCTCGTCCGTCTCCAGCACCTTGAAGTTCACGCACTTCGGGCAGTAGGTCGCATAGTCCACTTCGCGTTTCCAGTCATTCATTATAAGTAGTCCTCCATATCGACAATCTTCATTTCCCCACAATCGGGGCATATTAAAGACAGTGTGCAGGTCATAATGCAGACCTCGAAATTCACATTCGGCAAAATACGTTCTGCTTCATCTGTCAAAGCGCATCCGCATTTCCGACAGCGAACAATTTCGCGCATCCAATTATTCATTGGTGAACTCCTTCCAATTTACTACGGTCACTTTCTTGCACTCCGGGCAGCGGAGCATCCACCTTAACATAGGCAAGTTAATATCTTGTTCAACGTCACGAAAAGCACGTCCATGCTCATCCGTTAAACTTTTGCCGCAGGTACATCTAATATTTTTATCGACATTTTGCTTTCCTTTGCTTGGGGTTACAAACCTATCATCCAATTCCGGATGGGTCACCCGCTGGTTCAGTGCCCAGAGGAGATTCCAGCAGGCAGCGCGCAGGTGATCCTCATCGTCCATACCGACCATATACTTTGCCAGATGCCGAGAAGCACTGTCCAGCAGCGAATGCAATGGGATGCCCTTATCCACATTGTGCTCGCCGTACTTCAGAGCGCCCTCCTCGCAATGCTTGCTGACCTCCATAATGCCATACCAGGGCAGAAGATCCATCCGCCCCTTCCCTGCGTGCATATCGCGCTTGGCACCGGTTTCAAATTCAGTGCGGTCTCCAGAATCTTTAATCATTTTGCTTTCCTCCATGTGTAATAAACAGCATAAAGCTGGTTGCGCTCTTTAAGTCTATTGACAATTTGTTTGTTGATTTCAATATGTGCTCTCGGAATAAACAGTTGTTCTGGAGCATTGATGTAACAGTATCTCTCGCTAAAAGGAATATGTTTTTCGCTTCGATCAACCAAGAAGCGGCCTGTGATAACACCGTCGTTCCTGATACAGAGATATTTCCAAATAGCAGACAACGGACTGCTGTCGTAAGGAACAAACATTGCATCTTGCTCGCCAAAGTGCGTTACGCGATGGCAATTGGCGTTAATAACTTTGACAAGCTTCTTTCTATTTTTCTTTGAAATATTTCCCATCAGCAGAACCTCCTGATTCTCCCCTGCATAACCTTGTTGGGAATATCCAGCCACCGGATTTTGCATTTGTCCTTGTAGTCAGGGCGCAGCTTCTGCAGAATCATCTTCAATGACTGCCTCTTAATTCCTTCAATCAAGTCCATGAGACAAGCTGTTACTTTCTCGAAGTATTCTGCAATCGCATTTAAGGCATCTTCCATTTTCTCACAGGTCGTCGCAATAAACCTTAAAGAATCATAAATATCATGCTCCATAAAATTTCCTTTCATTAAACGCTTTCTTCGAGTTCAGTGCCCTCGAAATCGCCAGATCAATTCCCGCCCTGCTCTTCAGATGATAGTAGAACAGGTTCTTGTAAGGTGTGTTCAGCCGGTCGATTCTGCCTGCAGCCTGCTCCATAATTTTGTAGGAGTAGTTCTGCGAGTAGAATATGACGGTATCGGTCTTGATGCAGTTCCAACCTTCTGCACCCGCATTGTACTGGACCAGATATACCCACTTCTTACCGTCAGGGATTGGCTGGTGCTTATGGCCGTTCCATTGCGCTACTTCCGCATCATCGCCATAGGGCAGATTCATGAGAATATCCAGCTCATAATCGAAATTATAGAAGATTATGACTCTGGGGCGGGTCATGCAAATATCCAGAACTTTTTGCGACCTAGTCAGGTCTGTGTTCACCAGTTTCCGCAGCAAATAACAAAACTCGCTGGCGGTCTCAATGGGTTTGTTTTCCCACAGGTTCCAGCGAGTTTTACAAATTTCCAGATACTTAGGCTTGTCATACTCGACAAAAACATTCTCATGGTGAGATACAGTAGGTCGCTCAAAGTCCATATCTATAAGCACCCGTTCACGCAGGCGTACCAGTCGCTGGGTGTTCAGATACCGGTCAATTTTCGGATACTTCGAGAACCGCGAGTAAACTATATGTTCATTTTTAAACTGGGTACGGTTTTTATAGAATCCATTTGCGACGAACACCGGGATATAATCGGTCCAGCAGTCACCGGGTGTGGCACTGAGCAAAATCCATTTATTTTCTTTTGTAATTTTCAGGAAGGATCTTACCCAAGTGCCATCCCCAACTACCCGCTGCTCATCGAAAATGAAAAATGCGTTCTTCACGCCAGTGTACTTTCCGATGTTGTTCCATGAATCCACAACCACCTTGTGATTGTAAATATCAAGGTTGCTGTCGGTGGACATGTAGAAATGAGCCAGTTCTTCCTCCCACTCGCCTGTATCGCGCTTCCTCGCAGTGGTGATAATACACAAGTCGGGTGGATCATGCATCTTAACGTAGTTTTTGGTGTTTACTGTGCCACCATAGAGCGTATAGTAAAATGCCAAACTGGTTCTTGATTTTCCGCTTCCTACACCACCACATAAGATGCATCCGATTTTCATTCGTTCCAGCGCATCTTTTTGGTAGTCATAGAGCGTTATACCCGCCATCCAATCACCTCATTTCCGTGTGAACATGAATCTGGTTAGGATAGCAATGATTCTCATAAGCTAAAAGCTGTTTGGTGCATTCTTCCTCGTCTTCACCTTCACCGCGAATCGTGTAGGAAAAAAGTTCTTTGCCTTCTTTTGTAAAAACTTTCCAGAGTTCCTTTATGTGATTAGTGCAGTCCGTGTTTTTTACAATATTCTGCATACTGAAGCCCCTCCTTGGTAGCCTCTCTCATGATTTCCTGCAGAGTCGGCCCAGTGTACTTTGGATGTACCAAAGGCAGTACCGGGTCATTGGTTGCATAGCCAAATCTGCAAAAATCGCAGTATTTCCTTGCCACAGACACGTTGTGCATCACAGCGCCACACTTTGCACAGCGCTTTGTAACTTTGCTATCACCCATGAAAATCACCCAGCCTTTGTTTCATCACTGATGTTCTGGCAATAATCTGTGTAGAAGGTCAAATCGAAAGTTGCCGAACCGTCGCTCTCGAAATTTACATTTGCTTCCGCCACAGCTTCATGCTGATAAACTTCGGTCAGGATTGCTCCAAACATCTCAATCACGCTGCTTTCGGCTACAGGAAATGCTTCTGCAATTTCCGCGCTCGTGAATATCCAGTTGCCGCTGGAGGTGTTCTTGGTACCTTCCTCGACCATCCATTTCACCATTGCCGGGACATAGTTTCTTGCGCTCATGCTGTTCTCTCCTTTGTTTATTCAAATATAAGGCTTGCACCTCTGGTGGGTCAGGCAGGATTTGAACCCGCGATCACACAGTTATGAGCTGCCAGCTTTCAGCCAGACTAAGCTACTGACCCAAAATAAAAAGAGCCTCAGATTTCTCCGAAGCTCTCATGCATCTGTAAAGGAAACGGATTATTTCGCATTATCTTCAGGTTCACAGGGGCGAACGTCCAGATGTGTTCTTCCCTGAGCATCTGTAAAGTAATCAAACTCTTCCGGGTTATGGAAAAGCTTTTCGTACCTCTGAATGAGTTCCTGTGACAGATCGCCAAAATCATCCTCGGTCAGACCAACGATCAGGAAAGTTCCAACAACAATATCATAGGGAATCCCAATCTCATTACAAAGCACTCTGTTACAGTTACTGAAGGAATCTTCGGCCAGTTTTCCTTCCTCGTTACAGATAAGCGCAACCGGATCGTCCCACGGGTAGACCGCCTGAATCGGACCGGCCACTTCTTTCTGAAGAGATTCGAGCGAGCCGTCGATTTCAATAACTTCAGGATACTTCTTGGGCTGGATTCTCAAGACTTTCATACGTTCAACCTCCCAAAATCAAAATATCAATCGAGCTGTTTCCTCTGAGAACGCCATTTGCGACGTGGGCACTCACCGACTGGATCATTCAACCGAGGACCGACCCCGGCACTCGATAAATACCATCAGACCATATGCTGCAAACGCTGCTCCATGATGTCCGGTGCTACGTACGCAATATTCACCAGATACTGCGGTACGCCGTAGAGTTTGGCGACATGGTTCTCGATGATGCAGCCATCATAAGCTTTCTGGTCATCGAAAATGCCGATGAAGCAATCCGCCTCGGACATTTTCTCAATGGATTTGCCCAGATACCACAGACGATCATTGGCATTTTCAGGAGGGGTGCCCTCAAAGTAAGTCGGGATGACCTCCAGTTCTTCGCCGAAAATAGCCTCGGCGATTTTATGCATCTGGTCCATAGTCGCATGGATCTGTTCTGCAGTGCGAGCACGCATCGGACAGCTGATAAACAGTTTTTCCATAGTATCCTCCTTAGAACGGCACTTCAGGAGCAGGCTCTGCGTACTGAGCGTAGCGCTCCGCATACGGGTCAGCATCAGCATCCTGCTCAACATACATCACATCGGCGTACAGACTATACTCGCCAGGGAAGTTCCTCTTCTCAACGAGATTTGCCTGCAGGCAGACGTTCTTGACACGGATGAAGTCCAGCTGGCTGATGGTGTCCTCGTTGCAGAGCAGGCGCTTGCCAGCAGTTGTGACCCAATAGATGTGCGGCGGCCACTTGGAGTCCATCTTGATGTTGACCGGCACGTAGAGCGTGGGCACAAACGGCTCGTCGTAAGTGCGCTCAGGGTTCGGCTTGGTCTGCTTGACCTTTACACCCAGATCCAGCAGATGCTGCGCGAGCTCCTCGGTAGGAATTACCACGTTGACACGGCGCTGGTCAGAGCCAAAGCGGTCACGCTCCGGATCACCGGAAAAATTGGTCTGGAAGATAAAACGGGTATCGTCGATATTGACTTTCTGGCGCTTTGTGTACATAAATATCAGTCTCCTTTTTACTTGTTGATTTCAATTTCCAGAATTTTCAGGTCTGCAGTGAGGGCATTCATATTGAGAAGGAGCTCCGTATTGTCATTATTTGCGCAGGCTTTAAGGAACTCATTCCAGTCCTCATTGGTCTTGGAAATTAACTTCTTCATAGATTCTCGATCGGGATTAGACTTAGGGGCAGCTTTCTTCTGCGTAGCAGTCTTCCCGGGATACTTCTTCCCGCTCTTCTCGACCCAATTCTGGATCTCCTTGTAATAGCTGCCCTTATTGCCACCGCAACGCTTTGCGATCGCCATGGCCAGCCCCTTCTCCGGATCGAAAACATCCTTCTCGCTGCACTTCACAACGGTCTTGGAACCATCCGACCAGTAAACGATCGTGGCCGGAGGAGCAAAGATAACATTCTTGATACTTGCTGCGGTCATATTGGTTTCCTCCTTCTTTTTGGTTGCCTCTTCCATCACACAGTCAGCCCAGTGTATGTAGCGCATAGAATCGAGCATCGACTCTTCCAGCTTCCGAATATGCCAGTCACCCTGACGGTCACGCAGAAGATCACCCGGATTGAACTGGAACGTTCTTCCATCTTCCAGCTCAAGATTCATTTGAGCAGAACCCAGTTTAGTGTAAAAGTTATTGGCAAACCCGATACGATGGCCATAGGGGTCATACAAACTTCCATGGCACATAAAATATCACCTCACGTCAAAATTTCTTGCTGCTTCTTCCTGTGCATCGCTCCAGGGAAGATCCGGCGCTGTCCAGGGAGCAACACCGTCGTCGCCAACGAACCAGTTGAAGTCGCCGTACTTGGAGATTTCCTCAACTGCCTCATCGACTTCCCGGTTGAAATATCTTTTGTCGATATCCTCCTGCATCTGGAGCTGATAGACCGCCTCGCTTTCCAGCCAGCGGTAATCCTTTGCTCCGGTCACAGAAGCATATTTCCGTTCGCCGGTATCCGTCAGGCCCGCTTCCCGCAGCAGCAGAGCGCCGCCCTTTCCCGGCATGATCGGGCAGAACTGTCCCACGCGTCCCACAAAAATATAATTGTGTTCGCCTTCAGGCAGATCTTCGTTCTTGTCGAGATAGATAGCGCCCTTGGAAACGGTCTTTGTCTCGCAGAGGTCAGTGAACTCGATCTTCTCCTTGGAGAACAGGGTCTTGAACACATACGGGACTTGGAACTGTGTGCCCGTAGCCGTCCATTCGCCGCCTTCGTCCTTGCAGTCGCCCGGGATATAACCGTAAAGCGCCTCGCACTGGTCGGCAGCCATATACTTTGCAATATAAACGGCATTGTTCACCAGACACATCCGCTCATAGGTCGCCTCATGCTCGAACGTGTAGCCGTACTTCTTCGCAAAATCCATGCAGTACGCAATGATCTCCGGGGTCGCATCGGGGATCTTGATCGAATCCGTTTTTATGTGCGCCACCTTAAAGCCACGCTGCTGCACTTCATCCTGCAAAGTGCGCATAAATAAAGCCCCTCGAAGCGCCACAATGTTGTTGACGTTCTTGGGGTTGCGGAACGGGTTGTCGAAGCTTGCACTGGTCAACCCGTAAACCGAATTGATGGCGATTTTCAACGCCTGCGCCAAAGCCTTTGCCTGCTGCGGATCATCGAGGTATTTTGCCAGTTTACCGCCAAAGAGTCCCTTTGCCTTCTCGTACTCGCCGTGTTTGACATAGATTCGCACATCCATCAGGTCGTTGAAATGCTTGGTGTACTCGCCAAAGTAGTTCATGGCAACAGCCGAATGCGGATGCAGCGACGCAACGTCCAACAAAGCTACATTCGTGTACATTCCTGGCTCAGCGTAGACATAACCGCCCATGCCCAGGTCTGTGCCCCGGAACATGTTGTGGTACTTGCCGTCTTCACCTTTGGCCCACTCGTAACCGGGGAAGGCATTGATGATGTTGCAGTCCGTCAAAATATCAGGCTCGACTTCCACGATTGCATCGGATTTCCCCGTGGCAAGGTCGGTGTAGACCAGCCTGGGGTGCTTTTCCTTGCCGAAAATAATGCGTGTTGTCAGCGAGTTTGTCGTGTCGTTCACCGTCATGCCGGCAAGGTCTGCCAAGATCTCACGTGCCACAAAGTCTGCCTGACGCTTTTTCGAGTAGAATAGGGTCTCGGTCGCGATCACGTCGTTGTCGCAATACTCGGCCACCTTGTCCCACAGGCTCTTCGGCACCGGCTGATCCCACGAAAGTCCCAGCTCCTGATGATGGATGCCCAATTCGATTTCAAACTTCTTTAGGCTCTGTTTTTTCGATGAGAAGTCGTAAATATCAGTGTAGGACAGGTTGTACGCCTCACCAAAGAAGCCCGTATGCTCGTTGATGATCCGGTTGGACAACGCATAGATCTGCTCCACCGACATCCCGATCATGCGGGCCCAGAGGATATGGTTGTCGTACTTGCGGTTGTTGAAGCCGACCAACCGATACTTTGTCAGGCTCTCGATCTCGTCCGGTGCAGGATTCACCATGCGGTGTACAGGCCCCTGCTTGGCAAACTTCCAGTTCACGAGCAGCAGATTCGGGAACACCTCCACGTCGAAAAATATCAATGGCGTTTCCTCCCCCGCAGGGGCCTCCCGCTGAATATCATCCTTCGATTTGAAGTGCATCTTCGCCACGATCTTCAGACAGATCTCCGCCTGATTGGTACTGCTGGCGGCGAACCCCAAGATGGCATTCCGCATGTCATCCACATTATAAGGGACGTTGCCTTCATATGCCTCGTCCATAACATGGGCAATAAAGTCCACACTTGGCTTCGTATACGGGCTGATCTCCTTTGCCAGCGCTTTCTTGATGAGAATGCGCAGATGCTTCTCATTCTGGATCTGCTTTACATCGACCATTGCTTTTTCTCCCTTCAACGGCAAGCCACTGCTGATGTTTGCGATGGAAATATCATTGCACTTCGACAATTTTCTTCGCAGAGAAGATTTTCCCGTGAACACCTTGATTTCGATGTTTTCATCGTAGATCCTGCTTAGCTTAGCCGGATCACCGGTGTAAATATAATGCAGGTGGATGCCCGCACCAGATTTACTAAGCTCAGCATAGGTCTTTGGCCATTTGGAAGCAGCTTCAAGGTTGCGCTCAAAGCTCTTACTCCCATCCGGGCCGGGAATATCAAAGTCAATGACGATGTGGTTCTCCGGGACCTTTACATAATGCAGCTTTTTTGTATCGATCCCGGTCAATCTGGTTTTGACATTCTCCCACTTCTGCATGGGAGTGCCATTTTCGTTCGCATATTGCGCCAGGCAGTCCTTGCAAATGTCATTAAAGAGAGAATGCTGCTCCTTCAATTCGATCCAGGAGGAGGCAGGGGGGTCATTTCCCGCATCAACCCCGGGGGGAGGGTCTTCCAGAAATTCTTTGAATTTTTCGTACTTGAAGCCGCTGTAGTAGCTGCGCACCCGTTCGCCGTTCATATCCTCGGCACGTTCTTTGTAATCCGAGAAATAGTTCATCAATTCTTCACGGAACGCTCGCCTGGAGTAAGGATATGAAACCTTTGCCTCCTGATTGTAGGTGTCGTACATTGCCCAGGCACGTTTCAGCGATACGCCATCTTCTTTTTTGAAGATGTAGTAGGAGTCCAGCATGAAGTTGTAGAAGTCGTTGGATGCACCAAGCATTCGTGTCGGAACATAATCGTCGTAACGATGCTTGTTTTTCTCGTAAACGTCTTTGCAATGCCATGCAATAGCACCCAATTCAAAGTCAACCTTGCCTACGAGGTCGCGGTATTTCTTTGCCGGTATTTTTTCGCCGCTCGGCTCCACATCAATCAGTCGCCGGATCAGACCCGATTTTGCATCCGTGATCTTTACGGGCTTGTTTGTACCGAGAAACATGAAGCACTTGAACTGGCTTGCGTAGGCACTGCGGAACTTCTCGTTCACCATCATGGTTTCATGGGAAACCAGCGAGTTTAATCGGGTATTGTCCTCGATACGCGATAAATCGCCGTCATGCTGAATTGCGATCAGCGGGTTAGATTTGAACGCTTCCAGTGCAAACGCATTGGATGATGAACCAAGCGCCTTCGAGTCAAACACTGCCCAGTATCCATCAAACATTTTCTGGATGATGTTCAGAATGGTCGATTTGCCGCTTCCGGGCGGACCATACAGAACAAGGAACTTCTGGATCTTTTTGGAATCCCCGTTTACAATGGAACCAATGGCCCATTCGATCTTTTCACGTTCCTCCGGCGTATACAGCGTGGTCATCAGCTCGTCGTAGGCGGCAATGCTTCCCTGTTCCAGCGGGTACGGCAGTCGTTTGGATGCATAACTGTCTTTTTTGACAGAGGTGTTTGCAAATATCAATGTCTCATCGAGGGTATGATAGTTGTCCCGCATCTGGCGCTGACAATATTTGTGCCAAATATCAATCATGCCAGACTGTGCATCCCACATATGTAAGACTCGAACATTATCGCCCAGAAACTGCTTATGCTCGTTTGCATAAATATCAAGTTCCCGGTCAATGAGCTGCAACGCATCCTGCTCTTCTGTACTCCACAAGCCGCGTTCTTCCAGCCAGATCGCATAGAAATCAGAACCCCGGATCATCAGGTCTTTCGACTTGGTGATGATAAAGTTCGGGTACACTTCGATCACCCCGTGTTTTCCGGTTCGCGTGGCGATCCTCAGGAAATCAATCATCGGCAACTGACTTCCTCCTTTCTATGCATTTTATTCCGGATTTTTGGTAATGGTTGCCTTCCCATCGCAGCAGATATCTTTTTCGGCTTCCGTCGCAATTGTGCTGGTCTCCGTCCAGAACTGTTTGGCGTTCTTGCGGTTCACATCGTCCAACACCTGCTGCGTATGAGCAAGTTCCGCGTGGAGCTGCCGGGCGTCTTCCTCAGCCTCTTTGCGCTTCTTATCGTTCTCGCTCAGCATCCTGCAGGCCGTAACGGTGAGCCATGTCAGCCCTGCGATCATCAGACTCTGGCGCAGGCACCGACGGTTCAGACGCCGGTTCTGCTTCTGCAGAGTTTCGATGGTACGGTCGGCAATGGCCAGCGAAGTTTTGGTGTTGATCAATTCATACATAATATTCGTCATATCCATGTTGATTTTCCTTTCAAAATTCGTTTTCCTGCAGGTAGTGCATCAGCTGATACCAAATATCAATCCGACGCATATCTTCGGTCGGACGGTTCACTGTAAAGAGACCGCCGGCACCATTGTATTCATAGTCTCTGCGCTCAAACCTGTCCAGAATATAATCTGCCCGGTCTTCGTGAAACCGGCTGTCGTCCATGGCAGCAAGTCCGAGACTGACAACCATGTTCCAGAACCACTGCCCGACACGGTTTCCTGCACTGGAATCCTCCATAATATGTTCTTCGATGCGCACCGCAAGGGCCACCATCATTTCCAGCATACTGCATGGAACACCGTGGAACTCCGCATCGATCTTGTCATACGGAATATCGCATTCGCTGGCAAAACGGTAACGCAGATTCACACCATCTTCTGCTCTGCACTGGTCCATTTCACAGGCCGGAATATAAGCGCGATTATGTAAGTACATGAGGAGCCGATGGAACGAGAGATTTCTCGGCTCCCATTCGCCGCACACGATTTTGTGGAGCCAGTCATAATACTGTTCTCCAAGATCCAAAAATATCATTCTTCCTCCTCTTCCGGATAGAGGTCGTCCCAGTTCTGACGAACCTGAATGATCTCATAGTCCTTATGATAGTTGTTGTTTCGCACATGAATCGTGCTGGGCATGAACTCGCCAAAGTGGTTCAGCGCCTCTGTTCCGATGATGTTCGGAATATCATCGTCGTTCACAGGCATCGTCTCCTCGTCGAATACCAGCTTGCCATCGGCATAATAGGTCAGCCCGCGGGTCTCATAGTCGTCGATGTTACCGAACTCGTCCGGCTGAATGATCTCAATGGGGTCGTGGGTCACAATATCTTCCGGGTCGGATTCGGTGCGGTACTTTCCCGTAAGCTGCTCCATGCTCTTCTGCTGGGCCTTTTCTTCGATCATGGTATCCAGATCAGCTTCCTTCTTGCGGTAGTGGTCGCGCACATCATCAATTTGTGCATCGGCGTACTCCTGGTACTTCGTACGGAAGACCGTGTGCATAACGTACGCACCTGCGGCAAAACCTGCGCCAAACAGCAAAACATCACGAATTGTCCGATTCATTGTCTTCTCCTTTAATCGTCATCATGGTAAACGCCAGACCGCCAAAGAAAAGGGAGACACTCATCAGAATGCCTCCCACCATGTGGCGCTTGCGCTTGGTATCGGTCAGATAGTCCAGAAACAGGAATGCGTTTTCCAAACTGTCCATCGTACACCTCACTCCGAAAGAACTGCCAGACCAGAGACAAAGCACACTCCGGCCATGGCAGCAAACAGATAAGAAAGCGTCTTAATGTATCTGGTCATAGCAAGTCCCTCCAAAATATCAGTCTCAGATTTTGTCGATGATCACACCGTCACAGTTGAACCGCAGCAGGACAGAGCGCTCGAACCCGTCGATGAAATTGTTCAGCGCATCGTTGTTCTCAACATAGTTGGTTACACCAAAGTCCACACGATTTTCCTTCGTAGGATCATCCGGGCTCAAGATCCAGCCGACGACCTGGCCTTCGGGGGTGTGATGCATACCGTTGCCATAGGGGTCCAAAATATCAATGACATCGTTAAGGAACAGATGGCCTTGGCGGTGGAGTTTCCGGTTTGCAGCAGCCTGCGCCTGGATCAGATGGGACATGTTCAGCTGTGCATCCTTATCCCAGGAGCTCACAGTCTCGTCGTAGATCAGCGTATAGGGGCTGGTGTGTGCCATTGCCACATCCGTATACTCTTTGACAGTCTCCTCTACACCCTGCTCATTTTTCCGGGTGGTCTCAACCTCAACGGCCTTGATGTTGTGCTCAAGCTCCTTCTGTACGCGGTCGCCAAAGCGGTCGGTCACACGGCCTTTGTACTCGTTGAAAGCCTTATCCAGAGCGATGTAGGCGGCAGTCAGGCTGGCGTTACGCTTAGTCATGATGTGGTGCGAGCCGAACATGCAACCGAGCGCAACTGTGCCCATGGTTACTGCAGGTGCATAGATTTTCGCCAGCTTCAGACCGGTCTGCACATAGGCCGTGGTCAGGTCCTTCTTGTAATCGTTCTCGGTGTAGGCAGCGCCTTCCTTCAGGATCATTTCACCGCTATCGACCTTTTCCTTGGTCTCATGGATGGCCTTCACCATCTCGTTATGATTCTCCAGAATATCCTGAGCCTTCACAGTCGCCTTGCAGGCAGAGACGGTCGCTGCTACGCCCACAATAGCAGCACCAAAGATCATGATGGTAGGGCTTGCTTTCTTCAGCTTATAGCCATACTTCGAGGCAGTCCGGGTCACAGTTGCCATGAACTCGTCGGTTTTCACGTTTTTCAGAAACTTCATAAAATATCAGTCCTTTCTATCAGCGCAGCGGTACAGTGTGCGGCAGAATCAGTCGGAATCCGCCGGGGATACCTTTGATGAATGCATCATCGAGGTTGTACCAGCCATAATTGTAGTCGGTCGAATCGTTTGTCACGCCCATCAGATCCCACAGATCGCCCACCGAAACCTGCCGGTAGCGGTACAGTGCGTCCCTGAGACCCGCCAGAGTGTCCTCAGCGTCACCCCGACTCTCGAAATCCAGATTTTGCAGACTTCTGCGTACAGGCGGCGGGTTCGGGCGATTGTTCTGGCTGCCCTGATAATAGCCATCATAGCTGTTGCGCTGACCACGGTTGTTTCCGTAGTAATTGTTCGAGCCGCCGCGGCTACGGTCTTCGCCCCAGAGTGCAATGCTGAACGCCGAGTTCAGAATGCTCCATGCACCGTTCTTGAGCATCGGCAGCAGATAATCGGTCAGAATACGGTCTTTCACCGTTTTCAGATCTTCGGCCAGAAACTGTGATGCGATCTTCTGCATATCGCTTTGCTCTTTCACCGCCACCTTACCCTTGACGACCTTCTCAAGCTTCTTTTTCGGCTCGGTCGGCGTCTGGCCAATGCTGGACTTCGGCATATCTACTTGTGCCATGTCTTTCCCCTTTCAAAAGCAAAAAAAAGTAAGAGCTGCAGATTTCTCCACAGCTCTCGCCTTACCAAACATTACTCTTCTTCCGTAGTTTCCTCGTCAGAAGGAACTTCTTTCGACTCAACGTCGATGACTTCGTTTTTCTTCATCTTCTTGTTGGCAATCGACTCCTTGATGTGATTGAAGCCCTTCTTCACCAGCGGAATACCAAACTTGACAGCAGCGGCTCCGACAAGCACCGCACCAGCACCAACTTTGACAATAGTGCCAAAGCTAATGCCAGTGCTGCTCCCGCAGTCATTGTTGTAAGCAGGATTCTCTGCCTCAGCAGGAACAACACTCTCAACAGGAGCGACCTCCATAGAAGTCTCGTTCTCCATAGTCATATTATTCATTTCGTCCATTTTTGTTACCTCTTTCTTAAATATAAAGTTTTGTAATGTTGGAGTTTTACCTCCATAAAGCAAGGTGAATTTTTCGCGTCTGTTCCGGGCATTGAAAAAATCAATAGCCCAGCCACTTGGGCGGTGTACGGTAATCCAGTACAAGACACGGCATTCCGTCTTCATCAAGTTTGGAAGCATAGAACGTTTCCACTTCCATGGTCGTGTCGGTATCCCACCCAAGCAGATCGCCGTTTCGGTTATGTTCCATGCCCAGATAATCAAACAGGTCGTTTTCGGTCACACGGAAATCGCTGAGCAGTTGCTTGTTGACCCCGTTGATAGCCCGTTCAATGGCATTTCGTGTGGTCCAAAAGTAGTTCCCGCTCAGGCTTTCCCAGCATTTCACCCGCTGGTCATAGGAAATATCATCCGTTTTGACCCCTTTTGCATTCGGGATCACTGCCGGCTCCGGACTCTTTGCCATCTTATCCAGAGCAACAGCCTCACGGATCTCCTGTTCCTTCTCTGCGCCAATGGTCTCAACAACTTTATTCTGGTAGGTGCGCAGAGCCGTTTCCGAGAGCGTGCACGCTGCAGCCAGCGCAGCATTCTGCTGGCTCTTCACCTTCAGCGCACCGATCGTGCACGCGGTCGAAAGGCCCATGCTCACGACCGTCGGAATGTATACCGGGCCAGCCGTTTTGACAATGGTCTTCGCATCCAGCTTTTCGACACCGAGTTCTGCCTTCTTTTCCTCCAGCAGGATCATCGCCTTCGGAGTTGCCTCGATGGCGAAACCTACAGCCATGATGCCTGCGCCGATAGCAAAACCGGCCAGGATCTTGGATGCATTGCGATTCAGCATCTGCCGACTCGCTTTTGCAAATGATTTCAGGTTCATTTTTCATACCTCCGTAAAATATAAAAAAGAAAGAGCCTACGATTTCTCGTAAGCCCTCGCTTTCGTCAGATGTGTCCAGTTCGTTTCAAATTCTCGAAGCGAATCGTTTCCTCACGGTCACATTCACGCTCGATCTGGATACAGTACCAGATGTATTCCACCAGTCTGATCGGCTGCATCAACACGTATCGTACTGTAGCATACAGCACACGTACCATGTTGATGGCCAGATCTACCAGCAGATTTACCATCAGGCTGTCCATTTGTTCGTAAAAATTGTAATCGTACATAAATATCATTCTCCTTTACTTTGTTCAAATTGGATTTCTCTTCCATAAAGGAGCCTGTATTTTTCGCGTTTACTGGTTCTTTTCTGCTAACTGCCGCCGAACTTCTTCCTGCACCATATCCTGCAGGTCTTCCTCGGTCTTTTTATCCTCGATCAGGTCATGTCCAAAGCTCAGCACTGCGCTTGCAGCCATCAGCGCCACAGATGCAACTTTCCACCAGTCGATCTTATGCATGATAAGTGTCCTCCTCATAATTCAGGTAATTTTTAACCGGATCAAGTGCAGGCGCCAGGTAATAGCACTCCAGTCCATCATCCGTGATTTGTTTATCGTATTCAAAGTCCATCCAGTAGGCATCCCAGTCATATATGAGTTGGTCCAGACACCATCCCATTTCGTCGCCTTCTGGTGTAACGGTAAGTTCATCAGCGCAGAGATAGTTGCACCATTCGTTCACAGAAATACAACCGTTCGTGGCCAGTTCCCGGTTGAAATAGTACGATGCCTCAATGACACGGGACATGGTGGCATGAAAATATCTTTTCGACGCAGGCTCGTAGAACAGCCGGATGACATCACCATCTTTATCCCGCTGAACATCCTCACCTTTTGTCTTTTCAGCAACTTCCACGCGAAGCTTTTTTTCCTCTTCAGCACCGATGCGCTCCGCCACCTCCCTGCGGTACTCCTGATAGGTTTTTCCCAGTGCCATGTAGGCAGCGGTCATACTGGCCAGCTGTTTCTTGTTCAGTGCATTGGACCCCAGAATGCACGCCACAGTTCCAGCGCCAACCACAGCCGCTGGAATATAAAACTTCCAGCAGTCCTTGACGATTTCTTTTTTCGCCATAGGTTCGTCCTTGTTCATGGTAACGAACGTGGTAGCCTTCACAGTCGCCTTCCCCGTCTCCCACATGGTCAGACCGACACCAATTGAGGCTCCGATGGCAAGGATCGTCCCGCCATGTTTGCGCAGAAACTTTGCGCATGTTTTCGTCAGTTTCATTGCCAAACCTCCATTTTGAAAAATAAAAGAGCCTACGATTTCTCGTAAGCTCCGCTTTCGATTAGCGCTTCAGATGCCTTTCGGCCTGATCTGTTTTCAGGAATTCATACAGCTTCAGCTCCCAGTTTGCTCGGCCTGCTTTCATCGCATTGTCGAGTGCATCTGCCGCTGAATCATCATTGCGCATCATAAGCTTTCTCCACATGATTGCAACGGTTTCAACGCAGAACAACTCGGTAATGCCAAGAAACGCCACTGCGCCCAAAGCAACCTTCACCAGTTTCTTCATAGTTCATACCTCCAAAATATAAATCTGAGACTAATCATCTCATAAAGCACACTGAAAATTTCGCGTCACAGCACTCCAGCTTTTTTCAGAATATCATTCAGCTGAGCCTTCGTTACCTCCGCATCCAGCTCCAGATGTACCCGCAGCTTCTGCTCCTTGTCCACCCAGTTCACCTGAGCTTCTTTCAGCTCCACTTCTACACCGGGTGCCTGCTTCTTCAAAGCCTTGTTGATGATCTGTGAAATGATACGGCGCATAAAACTTGACCGGATCAGCATAATGTCCTCCATAGTGTTCGACCTCCAAAATATTATTTTCAAAAAAGATAAGAGGGCGTGATCTTTCAGATAGGTTTCTTCATAAAGTTTTTGATAGCTTTCATCATAGTAATTTCTCCTTTCGATAAAGCCCTCTTACCTCCATAAAGCAAGGTGAATTTTTTGCGTCTTTGTGAAGAAAAAAGAAAGAGCCGCAGATTTCTCCACAGCTCATTTCCGGAACAAAGACAAGTTCAGTTCGTACCTTGTTTTGTCATTTCTTGCTAAGAATCGATCGCACAATCAATGCAAACAACAGCACTACAAGACCCACTCCAAGTCCGAATGCCATTGTCACAATCATGTTGCCAATCGTAATCGAATAGTTCCAAAATTTGTTTTCTCGCATAGTATTCTCCTTTGTTCATGGTCTTTGCTCCATAAAGCAAGAAGATTTTTTCGCGTTTGGACAAAATAAAAAGAGCCTACGATTTCTCGTAAGCTCTCTGGTTCAAATATCATTTTGGCATCGCCGCTTCAAATTCTTCCACGGTCATTTCCACACGCGGCGCAGCGTCTTCCACTTTCAGCAAACCATCACGAACCAGCCCGGCTAAAATATCAATCTCGACCTTATGTTTGGCAATTTTCTCCTGTGCTTTCTTCTGTTCGCGCTCGACACGATCACGCTCCACCGGGCATTTTTTCATGCATTCGGGATAGCTCGGTTCGCCGCAGGAATTGCACATCAGGCAGTGCCGTCCCAAATCCGGAATATCTTCTTCAAACTCTTTGATATAGGTCGTCCACTTGCCGTTTTTCTTCACGGGAACAATCATGTGCGATGTCACTCTCACGCTCTTCGCCTCCCTTTGTTTCATTATAGCATGGCCCGGACAAAAGCAAAAGACCATGTTTCAGATCTTTTGCCCTCCAGAGTAAGATTTAGGAAATCAACGTCTGGTAGCGGTCATTCAACTTCGCCATCTTGTCTTCGTCAGCCATAACCTTGACGTGGAACTCCATTCGGTTCTTAGCGTTTATCACACTTTCAACAACCAAACCTTTGTATCCTTCGTCGTACAGCATTCTCAGGCAAATACCGAGCTGTCTGTCGCTCTTTGCCAGAAGGTATTCCATAACTCTCACCTCCTTCATAATAGAGCAAGTTTTTCTCGCGTCTACGAAAAAACAAGAGCCGCAGATTTCTCCACGGCTCCCGCCTGTGAGTTACTCTTTAAGCAATTTGTCTTCGGTTTCCGTATAAGCTTTGCATATCGTACTACGTCCCTCCGTATCATTATCGCGCACCGAAATCCACATAGTTCCGTGCATGTAGGTAGCATAACTTATCGCAGTAAGCACCAAACCCACTGCAGTAAAAATCACGCCAGCCGCACCCGCACAATCCATGCGATCAATTTTCGCTTTGTCTGACATTCCAAGTGACGTACCATTAGCATTAGCTTTGATTTTCATAGTTCATACCTCCAAAATATAAATGTTAAGACGTAACTCGTCTCATAAAGCACCCTGTAAAATTCGCGTCCTAAATCGTGCTTCTGTCAAACACGGTCTCCCAGCGCTCTTTTTTCAGGGGCTTCATCCGCAGCGCCCACATGATCTGCCGCACGGTCACGGTAGGATATTCTCCGTTTTGATTTTTTCGTTTGGCATGGCTGTCAAAATATTCCTTGAACCCGTCATGCAGGTAAATTTTATCGGTCAGCCATGGGTCTATGGCGCTCCAGTAGGTCGCTTTGCTTTTCTCGTTGTAGCGCTGCTGGATCACGCACAGGCCCTTGCTGCGCTCTTTATACAAGGTGCATACCCGGTACACAGGATGGTTGCAGCGGTAGACGCTTCCGTAGTAGTTCGTCCACTCCTGCGGCTGAGCGTTATCATGATATCGCATAAAAAATAAAGAGAGTCCGCAGCTTTCGCCACAAACCCTCCTCGGTTCCTCCTTTTAATCTTTTTCCGTAAAGCCTCTCTTCAGCTCATGTACTCCCTCGCTGATTGCTCTCGACAGCTGGGTTACACCGCCTGCCTCGCAGATCGACCAGTACACAGTCATGCCAATCGTGCCTGCAAACGTCAGCGCCTTCATGCCGATTTTTGCCCAGTCAAGTTTGCGCGCCTTCTCCGCTTTCTCCTGATCGAGTTCCAGTTCGTGCACTTTCCGCACGGCCTCGTCCTCTTTCAGCTGTTTTTCGTTTTCCTGCGCTTCATCCTTGAGCTGCATATCGTACAGTTTCAACGCCATGTTTGCAGCCGTATTGTACTCTTCCGTACCCGGCTTCAGATCCTTAAGACTTTCCAGCGATTTCTTCGCCGCGTCTTTCAGCAATTCTTTGTTTTCGTAGTTTTCCATTTTGAAAAATCTCCTTTACAAAATATCATTCTGGAGTCTCCTCCATAGAACACCACGTTATTTTCGCGTCCGGATCATTTTGATGTTCAGCATCACCCGCTCTTTCCCTGCCAGAGTTTCCGGACTTTTCGCAAGGTCCAGGAACATGTAATGGTCTGCATCCTCGTCACCGGGTGCGATCACAAGATCACCGACACACCTCTGGCCTTCGCTCAGGTTGAAACCGATGGCAATACCCAGCACCAACCCCAGTGCAGCAATGCAGATGAAAACGATCAGAAACAGTTTTGCGTCCATTTTGAAATTCTCCTTTTTAATAATATAGTAGAGGAACCTGTCCCCTGCGTGCGGAAAAAAGAAAAAGAGCCTACGATTTCTCGTAAGCTCCATTTCGCCTCAGATGTCATTGCGAATCAGGAAAAGCTCATTGCGATTGCAAGTAACATGCACGATTCCTCCCGCCCGCACCAGCGCGATCGCGTTCCGGTAAGCACAGCGTGCCGTCTCAGCATTCTTATACTCGCGTGTATCGACATACATCACTTTCGAGCTGCTTTCGATGAACACGCGGATCTTATCAATAGCGTTCACGTACCCGCGGTCATAATTCGTCTTTACTCGTTTTGCCATAATAGCATTTCTCCTTTCGTTCTTCGGAAGACATCCTTCCATAAAGGGCAATGCGTTTTTCGCGCCAACATTCTATTCTAGAATAGAAAAAAAGAAAGAGAATGGGGTTCGGACCCACGACCTCTGCAATTAAGCAGCGCTCTGCCAACTGAGCTATCTCCTTCCATAAGGGAGGATGCATTTTTCGCGCCTGAACCGAAACGCCAAAGAAAAGAGCGCATGTTTCCATACGCCCGTTTTCCGGTCAGAATATCCATTAGCGGATACCACACCGAACCTCGTTCAGCATGAGGAGTTCTTCCCCTTCGTTCCAGCCCGCATACGGATCGCTCAGCGACTCGTTCATAGCGGTCAGAACACAGTTCATCATTTCCTCAAAACCTTTAATAACATTCTTCAGCATAGTAAAATACCTCCTAAATTTGTTCATTTCTTTCCATAAAGGAGGCTGTATTTTTCGCGTCTGCGAAAAAAAAGAGCCTATGGCTTCCCATAAGCTCCATTTTGATTTTCAGTGTTTCTTCTTTGTTCTCTGTTTCACCTCTTCCGTCTTTGCCCCTACCAGGCCAATACATTTGACCAGCAGTACAACGATCAAAATTGCAACGATCAGACTAAACATTGTTCATACCACCTTTCATAAAGGCGGCTGATTTTTTCGCGTCACTGCCGTTCTTTGCTCAGGAGCCAGAAGAAATATCTGTAATATTCGTAGTACATTTCCCGGCAGCAGGGACACCCTTGCGCCTGCAGCTTCTCAAAGCCTATTCCTTCCGTCACGCCTTTCAATATAAAAGGAGCCAACGTCGGGTCCAGCTTTTCAATGCAGCGGTCAACAATTGCGATCTGACCGGAATAATATAATCTCGCGATGGCCTGCCGTTCTGTCGGGCTTTCCGGCGGCCTGCCCTTGATGATGCCCGGAATACCACGCGGTTCGGTGTTCCAACCGTCCAGTAAAACCAGTGCCTTTTTCCAGTCCGGGTATTGCAGGCAGAAGTGCTTCAGTTCGTAGTAACGATGTTTCGGGATGTGGCATGGGTTTTTGGCAGATAGCTGCGCGCGTTCTCTTTTCATTCTTCGCCCCTCCATTCGTAGCCTGTCTGCTCGAAAAGAAGCTTCGGCGAAATATAATAATTGATTCTCCCGTATTTTGAGCTCATTTCCTTGAGATCGGTCACGCGCCTGCCGTTTCTCGTGGCCTCCCCAATCGGCAGCCATCCGGCAATGATACCAGCTCTCACCCATGCCGGATCACGTCCGTAGACCTTTGCTGCCACCCTCACCGGAACAGCACCCAATTTTAACCTAGCTTTGTCCATACTATCGTACTCCTTTTATGTTACTCTAAGCGCATCCAGATACGTCTTAGGCATGAAAAGATAATAATGGCAAAACCGGTCGACTGCGTGCCGTATTTTATTTAGTTTGCGGCGCAGCATTGACAAGTCTGTGGGAATCGTTTAACCTAGAATGACTCACAATAGAAAAAAGCCCGGTCATCCGAGCTTTTTCATTTGGAATTATTCGATTCTGTAAAAATTAAAGGAGGTTCTTATGCTAAAACCCTGTCCAGAATGCGAAATGCAAGTCAGTGACAAAGCGACCATATGCCCTCATTGCGGCTTTCCGCTGCATTCCGGCCTCGTCAGTACAGTTCGCAAGTCCCGTAGGCGTCACGCCAGACTTCCCAACGGTTTCGGTCAAATCACCGAGCTGCGCGGGCGCAATCTTCGTAAGCCTTTTCGTGTAATGGTCACCGTAGGAGTCAACCCTGAGGGAAAACCCATCGTCAAGCTCCTGCAGCCTGTCGCCTATTTCAAAACCTATAACGATGCTTATAAAGCCCTCATGGAATATAACAAGTGCCCCTACGACCTGACGCAGATCCTAACCATGCAGGAGCTTTACGAGCGCTGGATCGACGAATACACCAAAAAAGTATGCAGTGGAAATATCACTTCGACCAATAGCGCATGGAAGTACGCAAACGACTTGTACGATATGCCGGTGCGCACTGTTAGAATCCCTCATATCAAGAACGCCTTGCTGAACGGCACCTTTGTCGACCGACGCGGAATAACGCACCACACGACCTATCACATTCAGTTGACCTTGAAAAAGATCTTCAATCAGATGTTTGATTACGCCGTCGAGTACGAAATGACCGATAAGAACTATGCGCGAATGTTCAACCTCCCCGAACCGTCTGCCGAAGAAAAGGCAACTGAAAAATATCCGCACTTCAGTTTCTCGAATCGGGAGTTGGAGATCTTGTGGGGCGCTGCCGGAACAAATATTTACATAGACATCATTTTGATCCAATGCTACTCCGGTTGGCGTGCCTCAGAGCTCATAAAGCTGGAGCTCTCCAATGTAAGCCTCGAGGAGCAAACCTTCCGAGGTGGTTCAAAAACTAACGCCGGAAAAGACCGAATCGTTCCCATCCACCACCTCATCTACCCGCTTGTCGAGAAGCACTATCGCGAAGCCGAAAGGCTCAAATCTCCACGGCTGTTCAGTATTCAAACCTTCGTAGAAGGCGACTTCAGTTTTATTTACTACGAATTATATGCCCGTCAGTTCAAGGTCGTCATCAACCGTCTTGCACTTGACTCGCGGCATCATACGCACGACTGCCGCAAAACATTCGTCACCATGGCCAAGCGCGCCAACGTCGATGAGTACGCCATAAAGCGCATTATCGGCCACCAAATTGCAGACCTTACAGAACGTGTATATACAGACCGCAGCATCGAATGGCTCCGCTCCGAGATCGAAAAGATTCATTAAAGTTTGTGTGTCCACCTTATCGTTCACCTTATGTATTTTTTCTATATTTTACGTATTTTTTATATTGCATTTCATTGTATGAGCAGTGTATGAATGGAGCGCATTCCATACACTTTTTCCACATTTTTTCAAATCTGAAAATATGCAGCTGCGTTCTTATAAATCCATAAAAATCCTCATCCCCTAGGTTAAGAATTTATGACAGATGAAAAAATCAGCCGTACAGCGAAAAAGAGACAGCTTTCTTCTTGGACAAAAAAAGCTGTCTCTTCTTCTGGTTTT